CGTGTGAGCGCGGCGCTTGAATCTTGGAGTGACCGGGATTTTTCTTCGCGGTACGTTTGAGGTTATTTTTTGCTTTCATTGGGGAGGAATAGTGAGGCTACCGCTATGGAGATGATCAGTCCGATGAGTATGATCTGAGGTAGCCAGAGAGGTGAGAGCACCCAGATCCAAGGCCAAGTAATCTTGTCCCCGAGTTTGAGTGTGATGAATAATGACAGGACGACTATCATTACGCCGATGGCTTGAGACTTCATTTTAGTTTGGGTTTTGTTTTGTTTGACTCAGGTGATTTAAGAATCTGCGAGGCGGGTTTAGGAGACGCCCCCTTGCGGAGCGTCTCCTCTACCGGGACAAAATTACTGTGCGGTTTGATCCTTGGCTTCTTCATCAGAAGGAGCAACTGGAGGGTTGTCGCGCATGTGGATCTGCTCAAGCAGTCCGCAGGTCACGATCAAACGGAACGCGTACTGTTTGGTCTGCTGAATGAGATCCTTGAGCACCTCGTCAAAACTGACGGTGGCGAGGTCGATGGTGTTCTCCTCTGTTGGAGGAGGGAGATCTGCTTCCGGGGCAGCGGGTTGCTCGATAGGTGCAGCGCCTGCTGCAGCTACAACCTCTGGTGCTGGCTCTTGCTCCGTTACCGGAGTGCTAGGGGCTTCCGTAGCGGGTGCCACGGGAGTCTCGGGTGTTGTTGTGTCTGTATCGGACATAAATTATTTTTTGAGGCGCTTAGGGAGCTTCATCAGGCGCTTCTTGTCTTTGGGCATCTTGGGCTCAGAGACGTTCATGTTTGACATCTTCGGCCCGGAGGCGAGAGGTACGCGGATCTCGGGGGATCCGATTTTGAGACTAGATGGAGTCATGGGCTTAGATGGGTTGACGGGCGCGGGCTTAGATGGGCCTTGAGCGTCCATTACGTTTTTTTTGGGTTTGATCGGGAACATAGTTGTTACGCGGTTGTTAATGCTTGAGCGGAGTGCCCATGCAAAGCTATCAAAGCTGCGTCTGCAGCCCAACGAGGAATTTCTTTCTTCGTCGTAAAAAATTCAGCCAGTGAGTACTCGTGCAGCGTCTTCTTCCGCTGCGGGTACGTGAGTACCTGCCAGTTCTTTGTCAGGAGTCGGTAGGGTTTCATCCACGACTGAGGCACGACTTGATTGACCGTGACGCCGCGTCCCTCTAGGTAGCCCACGATGTAACGGTAGTTAGCAAAGAGAGTCGCTACCGCGGATCCGGATTGATTCTTGCCCGCGTACTTGGGCACGCGCTCAATCCACACGTCGGCGACCCGGGAATCGTCAACAATCATTGACATGTAGTTACCGAGGGACACGTCGTCCTGCGGCATGGGGTCAACTGCTTTGAGTTGTGCGTCCCGCGTGAGCATCACGATAGCTCCCGACTTCCCGGGGTCGATTCCATATGTCATTCGTGGCTTTAGTGGACGAGGCACAGGATCTTGGTGAAGGCAACGAAGGCTAGGCTTCCGAGGGCGATGAATGTGTAGTTGTTCATAGGAGCGTCCTGTTTAGCTATCGGCTTCGGTTGTGTCAACAGGGAATAATCCAAATTCCTTAAACTCGCTGCAGCAGCCGTCGCAACCGTGGATCCCGTCGTGCTTGAGGTTGGGATCCCGGGGATCCGGGTGCCCTACACCGTGGGGACAGTTTAGCTCCCAGTGCCCGACTAGGCGCTTAGTTGCTGTCCATCCCGCAGGAATGGTAGGTGGTCTCCATTGTGTGTTCATGGGAGGACAGTTTCTAGGTCTTTGGCTTCGTCATCCCGGATCTCAAGGATGGTATTTTTGAAGGCAAGCGCGAGCTCGCTTTCGGCACCATGAAATATTTTATGGTGTTGGTATTTGTGGTACAATAACGCGATGATTCTCTCGCGCATCTCTATCATTCCAGACTGGTATTCAGTGGTATTTGACATGGTGGTGGTGGTGTTGTTTTTACTTAGCGAAGTGGCTCGAAGAAATATGGTACGCGTGGCACTCAGGGCAAAGGTACGTACGCAGGAACGACGTGTTCGAGCGTCCGCGTTTAAGCAGCGCCCGAGCACCCGCGTCCGCTGCGGCCTTGGACGGGAACATGGATTTCCCACAAATGCCTTTTTGTCGTACAACTCGCTCCTGCGTAGGAAGTACTGCCTTGGCTTCCGACGCGTCCATTTTCTTGGGGTCTAGCCCGAGCTCGGTGAGTATTTTATCGATTGGATTCATGAAATTTTGCAATGAGTTCGGAGATTCTGTCGCAGGCTCCGGAGTCGGAACCGTATTCGGTACGGACGTACAGGGGACGTCCGTTGCATGTGGGGAACCCGAGGTCGAGTCCCAGCACCGGGAGTAACTGAGGCTCCTCATCCCAGTCCTTCCACAGGGTCTTGCGGATAAATACTTTGTTCATCGGATTAGTTCCCCAAGGAGAGTGTGTTTCTCGGAGACGAGTTGTGCCCGTTGCTCCTCGATGGCTTTCATCATCCCGGAGAGAAACGCGTATTTCATGTACGCCTCGTGCCCGGCTTCGGTGAAGAATCGGCAACCGTCCGACTCCCAAAAATCTTCCCAGAGTTTTTCAGCGTCCATAATTATTCGGAGTAGACGATTGCGTGTTTTTCTTGGCAGTACTGACCCCAAGTGATTTCGCACTTGAGGAAACGCGCCACGTTGACGGCTTCCTGATAGGTGAATCCGTAGGTGTCGGTCGCCTCCCGGATGATGGCTAGCGCGTTGGGGCGCCTAGCGAGACGGCGAGCCTCTTCGAGGTTGCCGTTGATTAGGTTATCGATTGCTTTCATGTAGTTGGAGTTGTGTAAGGTGAACGGTTTAGGTTTGTCAATACTAATCGAGCCACTGATTTTTTGGCTCGGTCTTTGCTAGGTACAACGCATGAGCAACAACTGTTTCTGGATCATCCTCGAATCGGTAGGCAAAGCACTGCGGGCAGATAGGAGCCCGTTCGCGTATCACTGCCTCACAACCGCAGCAGACTTTGTAGTCCTGTGGCTTCTTGGCTATCAACTCGGCGATCTGCTGCCGTGTTGCCTTGTCGCCTCGGACAAATGCTTCGGTTGGCTCCGCGTCCGGGAAGCTAATCCCGAGGTGGTCTAGGAGTTGTTTGATCAAGCTGTCGTCTTCCATAAATAGGTAGGAGCCCCCATCCCCCCGGAGGGGGCTCCCGGTTTGTAGATTAAACGAGTACCGCGTCCTGCACGCTGTGGATGTACTTGTCGTGGCGCTCGGCGAGGAAGCCGCGCTGCGTGTCTTCCGCGAGATCCCAGAGGGCGCGGTTGACTGCGACGTTGCGACCGATGCTGGCGAGCCCGCGGGTGCGACGGCGACCACTCTGGATGCCCCCGCGGATGGCAGTTTCCTGCACCCGGTTGAAGGTCGTCCAGAGGTCGTTGGACTGATCCTCCCGGCGACGTATGGAGTCGAACTGGAGGGCGAGGTTAGCGAGCTTCTCGCGGTCGTGGAGGTTCGGGTAGCGGATTCCTGCAGCGACCGTGTTGAACTGCAACTGCTGAGCAGGTGTCAGTTCGATGCCGCGCCACACGTTGACCTGAGCGGTCAGGATGGGAGCGTTGAGGCGGAGCCTGTTGGCACCTTCCACGATCCGGTGCTGGATCGTCTCGATGTCACCGACGTGGCGGATCGAGATGCCCTCGAACGTGCTGCCGACCACAATGCCGTTGGCGCAGACGAAGCGGTAGATGCCAGCGAACAACTTGAAGGCGGATCCGCCGTCGTTGCTGTTGACCACAACGATCTGTGGGCGGAACTCACCGACCGACTGGTCACCTGCGAAGGACAGGGTGGCAGCGTGGCGAGCGTAGGGGACACGTGCCGGGAGGCGCGTCTTGGCGACCGAGGAGGTCTGGATCTCCCAGCCGTTCTCGGTGAGTGCGTTCACCGCGTCCGCTGTGCGGATCGGGGCGAACTTTTCGGTGGTGGTGTCGGTGTAGCGGGTTGCTGTGCCGAACTGGATGGGTGCGATGGTGTTGTTCATGGTGTGTTGGTGTTTGGTTGGGTTGGTGTTTACTGCGGATTAGAATTTGATGGTTTGACCGACTGCGGGGTGGCTGCGGATTGCCTCGTCGCAAATGTTGCGGACGCGTGCTTCGATGGTGTCCAGTGCTTCAGCCGACACCCGGGTAAATGGGTGGTGAGGGCGAATCGCCTTGGCGCGGTCGAGTAGGTACTTCTTAACGGTTGCTCGTGTGATGAGGTTGCTCATGGTAGTGGGTGTTGGGTTGGTGATTAAACTGTCAATGAGGCTTTTGCGGCTTTAAGCGTCTTGAAACGGGTTCCGTTGACAAAGTAGCGGGGATAAAATTCGGTGGAACAAATTTGGAGAATTGGAGTTCCGTTGATTACCGATACGAAGTAATGGTTTTCGTTAAAAGGCGCGGGGAGAACTTTTATGTAATTGAAAGAGGGGGCGTTCGATTTGCGGAATTTCATTGTAGTGGGTGTTGGGTTGGTTGTTACTGACTGGTGCTAGTAAACCAGATCCGGTTGGGTTGTGCAACAAAAACTTTCAATTATTTTTATACCCATCCGAGCCGCATAAATACAGGCTCCGCAGCCCGCGGCAAAATTAGAACGACCGACTAGACCAAAGCTCGCGGGCGTTTTCGACGTCAATTGTGGCACGTCCAATCCGGACGTTCACCGCGTTGTGTAACTCGACCGTCCAATCAAAAAACCTATCCCACTCCGGGGGATTTTCCACGAGGTATTCCTTCAAGTGTTTTTCGCACGGGCACCCGTCAAACGGAAGTGCTGCAAGCCAACCCTGAAACCAGACGTGTGAATTCTTGCTGCAGTGACGCAGTGCAAAGAGGTGCAGTTCTGCCCAGTACCTGCTGCCTTCTAATGTAATACGTGGACGTTCGAGCGAGAGGTTGCGCTCGACTTCGTCGGCGGACTTGCCGACCCAATCGTTGTGCTTCTCCCAATCCATTCCTAGCGCGGAGCACACGCGCATCTCAACCGCGGTAGCGACCGCGTGCTGATCGTGATAGGGGGCGTCGGTCGAGTCTCCCGGTTCTTCGAGTTCCGGGTGAGCGATGTCGAATGCTGTCACGTCTGCTTCCTTTATCCCGGCCTTGCGGCACTGCCACGCTTCGACCATCTCGTGCAGGGCAACGAGGAAGGCGCTATCGTCCTGACCTCCGTAGTCCGGGACGCTGACCTGCAGCGAGCCGTCCGGGAGCCAGATCCAATCACCGCATGTAGCGTAGCGAATTGCTACCGGGTCAACCGACTTGATTTCAATCCGCATCGTCGAACATGTTGAGCCCGAGTTCTTCGAGCTTCTCGCACTGCTTCTTGATATCGTCGATAGCGCCCATCTTGGCTTCGAGGTAGTATCCGGTGACCTGCTCGGCGTGCTCCACAGCTTGGTCGAGCGCCTCCTGCAGCGTGTCACCGAGACCGATTACGGCACCGCACTCAGGCAACCCACAGGCTTGTGGGATAGCGTAATACACACCGTCAATTTTGGTGGCGTTGCGAAGTTTTACGAAGTCGCGTAGTTCTTCCGGGAACGACACAGGTTGCCACCCCTTGTCCGCCCAACTGCTGTGCAGCATGATCTCAGCACCGTACTTGGCTACTGCCTCGGGCTCGATAACGATTCCGTTGGCGCCGTACCAGACGCACTCGGCGAGGTTCGAGTACTGCTCCTGATAAAGTTCATTGGGAGGCGACGGTGCACGCGCACATAAGTCAATCATGTACGGTTGCATATCTTGTCCTACACGCACTTCCGTGCTCATGAACCCGCGCCAGTTGTACGCGGCGAACACGGGTCTCATCCGTTCGTTGAAGCGGGTCACGACTTCGGGAATGTCTTTGTACGGTTTGTAGATCGAGGCAAATCCGACGTCCTTTATTTCAATTCCGCTTATGAGGTGCTCCGGGTACTGGCACTCGCCGTTGTCGTCGGTGATGGCCCAACAATCGGTTCCAACCTCAACGCGGTCGGGAAGGGACTCCTCGACTGTAAATTCGATGACGTGCTTGAAGGCGCCAAGGTTGAACTCAACCTCATCCAACTTGGGTTCCACCTCCTTGTAGTTTGCGGAGTGGAACGTCTCGAAGGTGCCCCGGAACTTGTCGATTTTGACGTAGACGTCTTCATGCTCTTTCAAAAAAGCGCGGAGGTTTGCCATGCCCTTGATGTGGGTAAATTTTCCGACGGGCAAGTCCAGTGCCGCGAGGATCTCTTTCATTCCCTCGCGCTTGAGTTCTAGGCACTCCCCGGTGCGGGATCCCCAGACCTTTTTGCCCATCTTTTCGAGCATCTCCTGCTCGTGACCGAAATAAATATCCGGGAAAACAAAGACGTCAACGTCGTCGAAATGAGGCCCATAGATGCTATCTACAACTTCAATGCCCTCAAGCCCGGTGCCGATCATGCCCAAGTTCATCTTGGCAAAAGCACTCTCCCAAGGCACGTAGTAGTAAACCTTTTTGTATGTCTTAGCTAGTTTGATAGCTATCTCTACAAATAAGCCATTGTCTACAACAAGTGCGACAACATCGGAGGGGTCTTTAATTTCAGCCATAAATTACTTCTTTTTGCGTGCTTTAGCCGCGGCCTTACGTTTGACGCTATAAGCTATAGCGACAGCTTGTCTTACAGGTTTGCCAGAATTAACTTCTGCCGCGACATTACGGGAAAAACAGTTCTGTGAGGTGCATTCTTTGAGTGGCATAAAATTATTCGGTGGAATCTTTCTCTTGTAGCGTATTCCAGAGTTAGTGTGAAGCAGCCATTTTTGGTTGGTTAATCTCGTGCCAAAGTTCAGCCATTTCAGCCATTTCTTCCATTGCTTCATCCTCTTCAGGAGTTAAGTCGTCGGTATGTATCGGAAGGTTCCTCATGGCACGCGTATACGCGTCCAAGTCAGAAGCATTAGGTTGTAGTTTTTTAGGATTCATTATTCGGTGTCTTCTTCGTCTTCGTCTTCGTATTCATCCTGAGGAGTTTCTTTCATCTCTTTGAATTTTTCAGAAGCCTCGGCATATGATAGCGGTTTTTTCCCTTCTGGGAAGAAAACATGGAAAATATCGTCAAAAGAAGATTTTTCTGCACCCACACTTCGTGTCCAACCTTGTTCTTCCCAGTTGTGTTTTTCAGCGAACCATAGAATTGCTTGGAGGTCATCAGGGTTCATACCGAGTTTCTTGGCTGCTCTGTCCATGACAATTTGTCCCAACGCAAAATCATCATTGTTCACTCCCGTCTCCGACCGCGGTTGAATTCGGAATGGTTTTCCGCTGCCTTCATACAACAATTGACGAAGGAATCTTGCAGCCCACACGTCAATTGTGGCCTGCACGGTACGACCTGAAAGGTTCCCGGCGAAATTCGGGGTCTTAGGCGCCTTCCTGTTGTCTAGCCACGTTCCCCCAAGAACCTTGAGGACTGAGTTGGAATTAGCATTAAATTTCTTCCCATTGCTACGCAGGGGAACCATGTCTGTGGCTGCAGCGGTTACTTTATATCTCCAACTCTTGGATTGTTTCTCTACCGGAGTAGTAACCAAGTCGTTCAAAATCTTAGCCTGCTTCAACAAGGCTTCTTGCTTTTTACCCGTGTAATTTTCTGCTTCTGCTGAGAATCGGTCGGCTTTTTGTTTGATCGTGTCCAAGTACCCACGATCTCTGATCAAATCGTGAATAGTTCCGTTCTCTTCTGCAGCTTTGTATTCGAGGTATTGCTTACGATTTTTTTCATATCGTCCGCTCAACCAACCTTCCAACGCGTCCATTGCCTGCAGGAAGTTCTCATTTACTGGCGTGCGAGCACTTGTAGCACCAAGAAGTTGAGACAACATCTCTCGTCCTTCTGACCCCAACGCGTTCAACAGGTTTTCTCTCATCCTGCTGTACCATCCTTTGCCTGCAGCAATCTCCGGATTCTGCATGACAACATTGACTTTATTTACAATTGAATTTGCAGCCGCATCGACAGCACCAGAATCGATTGCCCGATTGATGGCTTTTTGCCCGGTAGGAGTGACGTCATACGCAAACCCAGCGTAATCGGGTTTAGTCGTGTCTTCTGGGCCTGCTCCCGAATAGTTAAGAATGTTGGGAGCTGATAGAAGTTTGTAATCTTCAATCTTTATTTTCAATTTGCCTTTAGACATAGCAGGAACCATCACGGGTTTTCCTCGCTTATCAAACACGGGGACTTCTTCAGTTCCTCCACCTTTTAATTTCTTCGTCTTTGTAGCCTGTACTGCTTCGACATACACGGGGGTAGTCTTTGAATCACCCGGATCGAAAACAAACGCACCTACTTTTTCGTCGTATGGCAAACGAGCACTCCCCTCGGATTTTTCCTTGCCTAGTTCATCCATCAATTCGAGGACTGGAGCATCTACTTTTTTGTCTCCTGTTAGAACGTACCGGAGCGGCATTAGGGCAGCCTTTTGATCCGCGAACCTTTCCCACGTTTCGTGGTAGCCCGCATCTCCCTGCTTATATGGCTCTCCTGTTTCATCAAGTGTCTTGCGACCATAATTAAAAAATGAATTTTGTCCCCGGGTCTCAGTCGTCAGTGCCCAACGTGCGTATGGGTCATCGATTGTCCGTAGGTGCGTGTTCCATGCCCCCTCTTCCCCTGCAGCACCGAAGGTGTTGGCAAAGAGACCGTGTGCGACGGCATCGTGAACTGCTCTCAAAACGTCGTTGTACGTCATCGGATTCCCATCAGCGTCTACGCGTCCAGAATCTTTGAGGAGGGGATGGAACGAGAAATCAAAAGGTTTGCCTGTCTTTGGGTCTTTTGGGCCGAAGGACTCGGGCTCAGTTTTTAGTACGTAAAGCCTATTGTTATTTCGTATGTCCTGAATTACAGGTGCCGATTCTCCCGGAGGATAAATTTTATCCAAGTCTTCGCTAGTACGGACATGGAATTTCATGCCGGGATCCCCTTCCCGGTCTTCGGTCAGAGCATCGTATTGCTTAAGCAGTTCTTCATTGAGCCTATCGTACGCTTTTTTTACAAGGGGGTTCTTGTAGTCGTTCGTGGGGAGCATTCGGTCATAGACATCCGCGATCTCAGTCTGCTTCTGGACTTGTTTCGGGGTAATGTCGGAAGGTTCAAAATACGACCTTGCTCCCTCCTTAACTGCGGCAATGGGTCTACCTAGCAGGCGCGTAATGCGACTGTAGATAGTATTCTTTACTCCTCCGATTGGCTTGTCGCCCGCTTGAACACGAATTTGTGGGTCGGTGTAAGCGAAGGATCCGGGCTTGAGCTTTTCCGGATCACGGTATGATCGGATTGCGGCAACCCCGAGTTCAGAAGTTCCAACATTGATGCCAGCGTTCTTGAGGGCTTCTTTGAATTTGTTGATTTTGTCTCTGAATGCTTCTCGTTCATCGTCTGTGTTATAGATTTCAATTTCGTTTTTGCCAACACTTAATGCACCTATGTCGGCTTTCTTGCGTGCTTTCTCTAATTGTGAATCTGTTGCTTTGGTGTAAGGAATCGAGACTACTTCGGTGTGCTGGAACCCATCGTCGTCCGTTCCACCAAGCATATCTTCACGTCCTGCGCCCATCTTGGTTTCAAGTAATTCAATCTGCTTAGTCTGCGCCGCAATGTCGATCATCCGGGCACGTGCTTTCTGTAGTTCTTCATCGTTCTTTGGTCTAACGATTACCTCGGAGGAAATTTCTTTGCCTCCCTCAAATACTCCGCGGACGTGGCGGATCTCAAAATCGAGATCTTTCATATCTGCGAATGCGTGAGTTACAATGCTGCGGTTTAGTTCCTGCAGCCCTTTCCAATCCTTGTTGTCAATTAGCGCTTTGATCTCAGGGACATAATCAGTACTGGCAGTGAAGTTGAATTTTGCGACAGGCATGTTCTCAGGCTTTATTGCAGCCTTGGCGCGTTCTATCGCGTCGTTCAGATTCTTTGCTGGCTCCTCGGAGGGTTCCTGAACTTCCCGGGGCATGAAGTTGATGTTGCTTTGGTTCTCTAGCCATTTCTCCACTTTAGAGACAGCATCAGCCATATCCTTTGGAGATGGGTTTTTTGGAACTTCTACCCAATAATCATTTTTCCCAAATTCCAATTCCCTAAATGGTGATGGATCGTGATTTCGGATGGATATTTTATAGGTTTCAACATCATCTGGATCTCCTTCTTCGTCGCGTGACAGGATGTGATCAACGCGATAATAAATGCTGTCATTTGCTGTGTCTCTTACTTCTTTTAACACCATATCGGAAGGAATATGTATCTCTTCCATTATTTCACTTCTTGCGTCTCGCTGAAGATTATGCTGATCACTTGATGGAGCAGATTCAACATAATGCCTTGCTTGACGCATGGCATCTTCTAAAGTTTCGTGGTCATAAAACATCCCATCTTCTCCCTTGGAGACATCAAATAAACCATCATCGTTTTTTGTTATAATTGATTCTCTTTCATTTTTAGGAGAAGATACAACCCAAAGTGCATTATTAATTACATCTCCATCAGCATCTTTTTCGGGAGGTTGATGATAAACAACAGAAGATCCTTTAGAAGATTGGCTTTTGATAAGATCATCATATTTTCTTACTAAATCATTCCTTGTTTTTTGTTCATTAGTATATTCCTCATCAGCAGGCATGAACCTGATGTCGTTGCTCTTTGGATTAAAGCGTTGTGATAGAGGGATCAGGTTGCCGTCTTTGTCGTAGGTTGCCGCAGGATAATAAAGTTTACCTTGTTTTGATTTTGCGGAAAGTGTGTCAAATTTATAAATGCCAGCAATCCACTTTTCTGGTATATTTCCTTCATATCGTATACCACTTCTTACTTCATAAGAGATGTTGAAATTTCCATCCCAATACATTTTTTTAATTTCCTCTATTGGAATTTCAATATGAACTATTACGTCTTTTTCGTTATTTGACCCCATTACTCCTTCTTGAGCTTTTGGAATTTCGTCAGGTTCAAGGAAAATATATATAGATTCGGGGCGTAAATTTGCATCACCTCCTGCATTTCCTGTTTGAAAAGCCTTAAGGCCATTTTCTTGAATTTTTATAGGGTCGTATGAAGTTAAGTGGTAAGCATCTAACGAACTAACTCCTTTTTGTTTAAGTTGCTTGGCATATTGTCCCAAAACTTTGGTTGCTTGTTTATCTCTAGGTCTAGCCCCATCAATTGTTTGCAACAAATCTTCAATTTGATTTTCCGAGAGCTTTGGAGAAGGAGGTATTCCATACCCAGCCTTCTTCGCCGCCTCATCCACTAGCCTCTGCGCCTCCTTGGTATCGCCTGACTCAATAGCCTTTGCGTGCGCGTCGTCCATCTCTTGAACTTCCCGGGGCATAAAGACGGTCGAAGGATTTTTCAAACGGTTTACTTCACGACGTATTGTTGAGATATTGGCTACCCTACTACCCCCCGAAGCGCCAGCGATATGCTTTGCAATTTCACCCAACGTGTGCCCGGGCAATCGTTCAGTCAATGCCATCACGTCTGCGTTGTGCATGGTACGCAGTCCGTTCAAGATGTTCTCAGGAGAAAGTTTATTCGCGTTAATAAATTCTAGCGCCTTGTTCCGGTCATCCTTCGACAACTGCGGAAGTTCTTGTACCTCCCGAGGCATCAAATTTTCGTACACGCGTCCCGCGTTCATCTTGTAGTCACGTTCGGGTGTGTGTGCCATGTCTGCGATAGCGTCAAGTCGGAATGAGCGCCAAAGAGTATCGACGTCACCGGGCTTGCTACCGCGTTTTAGTGGATCTTTTGGAGTTGTCTCAAATGGACGATTAGCAAGGTTCATCATGTCGTTGAACTTGCGTTGCTTCATCACTGCCAAGTCGGTCTTCTCAGTCGGGTGCTCAGGATCCAGACCCATCCAACCGGGTTTGTTCTCGTGCGTATTCTTCAAATACGTGTTGCGGAACTCGTCCATGAAATCTTCCGTAGATCCTCCCCAAGCAGCATACCACCCCGGCATCAGACGTTTGCGAGTCTTTACTTTTCGATAAAGGGCACCAAGTGAAATAGAACGGTTGTAAAAATTTCCCACTTTAGAAAGTCCCCATCCGATAGGCGCGATTCCATAGATTTCGCTGCGGCGTCCCTTGTATTTCTTACCTTGTAAACGTGGGGCATAGTCAATGTCGTACGTGCTACCGTCATTACGTGCCATTGCATCATTGAACTCAAAAATCTTTTTCTTAATCGAGAGGGGCAGGATGTTTTCTGGAATGTCTTTGATTGCCTGTATTTGTTTCGGCGACATAATTCCCGAGAGAGATTCACCATCCGCTGACACCGGAATTAGTCCGACACCTGAGTAACGATCATCGGTCTCTAATGCCTTACGTATTGCTTCAGCGCGGTCATCCGATAACTTGTTGATGGTCTTGTCGTCATTCCGAATCGGCGTTTTGCCGTCTGGTTCATAAATGAAATCACGCTTTACAGTGACTGTTCCTCCGAGTGGTACTCCCATGCCAGCGGATTCGTGCAATTGACCATACCCATCAACCTTTTTGATTGTGTTGGTGGTCTCATCGTGTGTCCACGTTCCCTCCGCGGCATTTTCAGGTAAAGGCACCGGACGCCCCACAAGACGACCGTTCTTGTCCCGGATCTCCGCCACAAACTGAGTCTTAAACTCGCCCCCGTTGAGCGAGTAACGACGCCGCATCACAGGATCCGTACGAAGTACCTTTTCTGGCAAATCGTGTCCCTTTGTTGCCTCGGTAGCGTCCGCAAAGCGTCCATTCTGCTTCGCCAGTGCTGCCAGTGCCGCACGGTTTGCTGCAACGATTTCAGGACTAAAGGTAGCTCCCAATAATTCGCTATGTATCGGTTTTGCCCCCATCCCTGTAAGGCTACGCAAGGATGCCGTTAGCATGTTGGAGTCCCGGCGCTGAGTTAACCAATCATCGATAGCCGAGTTGTTTTTTTTGAGCTTTCCTAGTCCTTGTCTGAGGTTACCCGCGTTGAGTTCCGCGATATATTCCTCCTTCATGTAGTCAACGACTTTCTGTCGATCTATCGTGTTGTTCTTCTCGTCCCAAAGACCGTTGTCCCGGGCAAACTGGATCTTCTGATCCATGCTGTCGCCTTTTAGGTACTCATCGAAGTACGACTTTACAAGGTCGTCATCAGAAAATTGTCCCTTAGTCTCAGCGAGTATGTTTCCGGAAAGATCGCGTTCCTGATGGTCAAACATCAATTTCTCAGCTTGCTCGTTGAGTTTGCGGAACTCGGGGATGTTGGATAAACCGTGTCCGCCACCTTCGTGACGTAAAGCCTGTGTTGGGGACTCGCCGAATAGTGTCTGCCTGCGCCTGATGTTGTCGGCATTGACGATGAACTCTCCATTATCTTTATTAAAGCGACCGGGACGCCGGGCTTCCATCTTCATGTCGATGTCAGAACGTCCCAAGTTGTTATTTATGTTCTCTTGTTTTAGTTTTTCAAAAATTTGCTGAGTCGTAAGTACCTCCATCTTAATTCTGCCCTGACCCGAACGTGATCCGTTCGCGAGTGCATGGATGTCGGCATAAGTAGACCTGAAGTTCCTCCCGTACTCGTTTCGGGTTTGTACATTTGCGCGTAGTACGTCTTTTTGAATCGCTTGAGCAATTTTCAATGCTTGTTGCGCTGCCGTTATTTTCTCTTGATCCCCAGAATCCATCGCATCGGATAATTTGGCCTGCATGGTCAAGGTGAACATCTTTGCCCGGTCAACTGCGTGGCTGAAGTCGGATATGTTTGCGATGTTTGCTTTGGTTGCGTCGCTGGCACTATTAACTGCGTGATAGATTTCTATGTCACGTTTGGCTCGGTCATCTATTGACTCGCTCATAGGCGTCTCATGCAATCCCTTGAATGCTCCGCCCATCACGTGAAATCCAATACCGTTCTCAATGCCACTTAATACCGACTGATAATATCCCTTTGGGTCGTCCGAATTGAGTGTGGACGTGACGAGATTCAATAATCCCAAATCCACCCCAGCCTTTACAGCAGGCGCGATATTTTTGACCAAGTAATCGGCATTCTCTCCACGCTTTCCACCTAAGAAAAATTTAGTGGCAGCACTGGATTCAGGACGCATGCCCGCGGTTTCCAATAACCCGCCTTCTCCCGCGGCGATTGCTTGTCTAGCTTCATCAATGCTACGCAGCATCCCGGGGACATGGGCGAGAGTTGCCGTCAGAGCAAGTCCGCCTAAAATTCCTTCTTTAGGAGCCTCTGGGTTGAGCATCTCCCCAACAACTCCGCCACCTGTAGCGAGTCCGGTAAGTTGTAGTGCCGACTTTGTAACGGGTTTCCATTTTTCAGGTACTGAATCCCACAAGGCTTTACCTTTTTCAGCTAAATTTTGTTGTGCCTGTTCGACCGTTTTTCCGGTGGTGCCAACAAAAGAAGGCTTTGCTGCTTGTTGAGTTTTCTTTTCCGCAGCCAACGCTAGACGCGCTTGCTTGGCAGTCAAATAAGCGTTCACAGCTTCGTCGGACATCCCGATAAGTTCTGCTGCACCCGCGGCTTTCTTAGCCAGACCAATCGCACCCAAAGCGAATCCTGCTGGGCCTTGCGCTACCGGGCCGAGTGCCAAGGCACCAAAATCTTCCATTGCCTGATCGTGCTCCTTGTTCCACTTAACTGCTAATTCGTGGCTACTCGTGTCGGCATTCCTGTGGGCGATATTGTCAAGTGCAACATTCGCCTGCTCATCGGTCATGCCATGAATTGCTCCGTAGACAGACGCGCTAGGTAGTAAGCTGCGCTCACGCTGCACCATGATGTCTTGACCGAACGGTGAGTACATCCACTGCGACCACGGGGAAATTTGCTGTTCTCCCTGACGGGCTCTCCAATCTTTTGCGCTATCTTCAGCCTCGGATGTCATGCGCTGATGCCAGTGCTGACGTTCTAGTTGAGTGTCTCCGCTGACCATCCGGTTTATGTGATCAAGTGCAGCCAAGCTACCTGATTTAGGTTCCTTAGCCAAAAGTGCTATCTGTGTTACGAGTGACAGTATTGGATTTGCCCCTCGTCCCCCGGCTACAATGTCAGCGACCTCTTTGTTTTTTTGAAAATCAGATTGTCCGATAAATTTTTTGCCCATGCGCCACGCTTCAGTGCCTCCTTTTGCAATGGCTCCCAGCATGTTGCGCTCATCTGCCTGCGCCTGCTCAATCATCTTTTTATCGTTATCTGACCGATAAATTGGATTGCCATTTGCGTCGTTGACTATTGTTGCGCGACCTGACATCAAAGCATTTATTTCATGCATCCCAAAATTTGCCCCACCAATTATTGAATTAAATAAACCAGTGGCAGCAGCCCCCGTAAGATCTTCAGCGTCTTTAGCTGAGAACGGAGCCTCTTGCCTGTGCAAGAGATACTGCGTGTCTTGTTCTTTCGGTGACATCAATGGGTATGTCCATTGATACCCGCGGCTTATGAGTTGCTTCTTCTGAGTGTCGTCAAGACTGCTGATTATTTTTTTAACTTTAGTGGGATCCGTATTATACGGGCCGACTTTATCCAACTCCTTGATGGCTTCGTTGACCATGTCGGATTTTGTGTCTGGCTTGCGAAGATCTTTTTCAAGGTCGGGGACTTGTAATGTTCCCGGCTGAGCAGCAGGCTGAGTAGTGGGAATGTTTTCTCCAACATAGGGAAGTCTGCCGAGGTTTTTAACATCCTGTAGAGAATACTTGGATAAACCCTGTGTTTCCGCGGAACTGGAAGCTATGTCGGCAGTAACTTCGGGTATTTTGCTGACGCTTTCAGTAGCCGACTTGGTTATCTCCTGCTTGGGAGTAATTGCGATGTCTTTACGGAGATCCTTATCGATATCGGGGACAGGCAGGTAGTTGTTTTGCGTCGCGGATACGTCTTTCCTGAGATCTTTATCAACGTCAGGAACTGGCAACGCAGCGGACTGCGATTGGTCGTTATCGGCCATGATTACGGTGTAGTTGGTACTGAAGCGTTGTCAGGAACTCCACCGTGGAATCCGCGCATCCATCCACCTCGACGAGAATGTGTCCATTGTGTCCAGTTGACCGGGAGTCCTTGTGATTCAGATGCTTGAGCCATCTCCGCGTCAAACTTGTACTGATCGGCAACTGCTTGGTCGTATTTTTTCTTCAATTCAGAATGTAGTTGCGGTTTGTTGTGTTCACTCGACCATTGCATGCCTTTTGTATATTGCCGCATGTCGCGTTGGGCATTTGCAATCTCATTTTTCATGTACTCTTCGCTAAGAAGAGGCTTGAACTCAAGCGGTAGTTCTTCCGGGCGATACCCCGGATGCTTTGCCACATAATTCTCGCGCAGCGCCTGAATATCAGGGTTCAACACGTTAGCGTTACCGTTGTAATTTTCAACCATGAGGGCACGCATTGTACGGATGTCATTCTCCGACAAACGAGCGCCTTCTGCACCTTTGTCGATCTTTTGCCTAAGATCCGCTAAGAATCCCTGCGTGTAATTTTGAATTTCCGAGTACTGAGATTCTGTAGGTTGCGTCCCGCGTGCAAAAGCCACGAAAGAATCAATAGCGTCAAGATCGAGTACGCGACGAGACTTGTTGGGGTCTCCCGATAGTGCCATTTGTGACACATTGAAAAATGCGGGGATCTGTTGTCCACGCATAGTCATCAATTTGATTTGTGGGTCACTATTAAAGTCGTCTACCTGCGCTTTGATGCCCGCCTCATTCATACGACCGAGACGTTCAGCCGTCTCAATGTGCTTGGTAGCGTGCTCCGCGGCTGCAGCCTCGGTCTTGAGGCGAGCGTCACGTACATTTTTCCAAGTGATGTGATAAAACCCGGACTTGTCGGGCTTGCTGTCAACTTTTGCAGCCTCGTAATCGGGATTTGAAAACTTGGACGCGTACAGTGCCGCATCTTGAGGTGACTTGAATACCGAGTACTTGGGAGCCTCATACTCCCGGGTGTCGGGAGCTTTGATTTTTTTGAAAGCGTCCATCAATTCAGATGGGGTTGCGTATTGCTTGCTTGGATCCAACGGTACAGACGGAGCAGGGGGAGTTGGGGGCGCAGCAGCTTGAACTTCTTGTGGAGGCGCGGGAGTTGGTGACGTAACAGGAGCAGCCGATTGGTCTTTCGTGACCATCTTCATCTCAGACGTCATCGCTGGCTTTACTTCGCGGACGGTAGGTGTTGGCTCCGGGGTCGGAGATGGTGTCGGCGCGGGGGTGGGAGTAGGAGTAGCCTGAACTGTTGGGCTCGGCATTGCGGTAGCCTGATGGTATTGATCTGCTGCAGTGTTGCCCGGATTCACTGCAGCGGGAGTACCTGTGCCTAGATAAGCTGGGTTTGTGTTAATGTCACGAGATGGAACGAGTACTGGAGGCTGAGTATTGGCTAGCTTAGGAGCAGGTTGATAGGTGACGCTACCCGAATCGAGACCGGGAATTGTCATGGCGGAAAGACTAGCAGCCTGACGGTCAACATTCTCCTGTTGCGCTTCGGGCGTCAGTATGCTGCCGGGAGTCATCATTCCTAGCTTCTTCGGCTCAATAGTAATACTACCCGGTGCGGTGTCGCGCTGAAATTGTGGCTCGGTAACGGGTTTTGAAAGGGGTGCAGAGTCAGGAGTCGGTTTAGTATTCAAGAAGTTGTGTGCTTCTTCTGCAGATGCGGATTCTTCTTCTGCGCCCGCAATGTCTTTTGGCTGAACTCCCTTAATACGTAGCAACATCATCTTGTCTCGGTAATCCTGAGACCTTTGCTGTGCATCGTACCTATCTTGCTCTTTCTTTGCGTCCAAGGCTAACTTGGCCTGATCACGAGCATCTTTTATATCTTGTTTGCGTTGCTGATAAGCGACCTGAATGCCCTGACCGATGGCTCCTAATCCCTGAGAGATGCCCTGAGCTACAAGTTCTGGCTGCGCCGAAGGTATACTCCACCCAGCGAGAGGCTTGATCTGCATCGGGGAGGCACCTGCCATGCTGAATGGCTTCAGTGATTCCAACGGAGAATTGCCCTGCGGCACTGTTACATTGAATCCGGAAGTATCGAGTGAGAATGCCATGAGATTTAGTTTCCGCCGAAGGTGAGTCCTTGCATATTGGGCAGGAATGACGGGTTGTTTGCCTGCCCGGTCATGTTCGCCTTTTGCGAAGGTTGTTGGGCATTGTCTGACGGCATGCCCGTCGCTGTCAATGCATTAAACGCGGCAACTCCCTTCGGTGCTTTTATTCCGGTAGCTGCCTGCTGCGCGGTAGCCGCAACTCCACCCGCCTGACCTTTGTTAGCAACATCTGCCTGCGCTTGCTGCAGCGCTAGTTTGGCTTGATCCTGAGCCAGCAAATTCTTCTCTTTTCCTAGAGTCGCAGACTCTCCCGGTAATTGATTGAGGACTGACTGAACTGTTTTTTGTTGCTGACCGATCTGAGGTGTTAATTTTGAAGCGCCTAGATTTGACGCCTGAACAATGCCTAGTTCTGTTTGCGAAAGGTTGTACGGGTCAGTGATGCTCTTTGCAATCTGCTGCTGTGCTGCGTTCAACCCTGAAGTTGGGATACCTTGGGATATTTCAGTACCAAGGTTGCTTAAATTTGCTCCAGAGTCATTTTGAACTCGTGTATACTCAGTTCTGTACCCGGATGGTGAAGAACTGTCAGGAGTTTGGATTGAGTGCGTCTCGTAGATTCCAAACGGACTATTTTTTTGAGCAATCGCTTGATTGTACAGATTGACCGATGTGTCAGCGTTCTTTTGGTACAACTTTTGATTTTGCTGCGCGGTCTTCAAATCATTTGCTTTCTGCGTGTCCAATACTCCTAGCTGTGCCTGCTGAGCGGACAAGTACTGATTGGTAAGTGCTTGTATCTGCTGCTGCTTTGCAATTGCATTCTGCAGATCGGAGATCGTGGCATTACTGATCCCCTGCTTGGGGATCTGGTTCATGTATCCCTGATACTGCTGCTGCAGGGCAGCGAGTTGCTGATCGTAAACGCTCATGGCGAGTAAGTACTACCCGCCGAACTTGAGGTTCGACATGCTCGGCATAGAAAATTGATTTGCTGGACGGTTCAGCGGGCTAGCATTTGAGCCGAACGATCCAGCAGTTGTCAGCGCAGGATTCACCGCGGGCATCGTTGTCCCGGCCTGATTGTACGCGGTCTTGGGGAGCGTCCCGGCAGCTTGGTTTAGGTTTGCTGCGGCACCTTGGTTCATCGCGTTGATGTTTACGGGAGCACCGACCTGAGATTGACCTAATTGCTGCTCTGCAGCCTGCATCGCAGCCTGTACGGGTTGATCCTTAATCGCTTGTACCTGTCCAGCAGTTTCAATTCCCTGCTGAGCAAGTTGGCTACCTTGCTGAGCCTGTTGCTGTTGCTGCGCGGCTTGAGCGGCATTAAGAGCATCTGTTTGAGCTTTTTGCTGAGCCGCAAGTGCTTGCTGCTCCTGCGTATTCATTTGCTGCAAGAACCCTAGCAATTGATCTTGAGACAATTGTTGTTGATATTGACCTACAGCTCCTTCGCTGGCATTTCCGCCTCCTGATGAAAACATTCCGCCCATAATTTTAGTTGGTTAGTGATTTATTGCCCGGGCATTCTCCACCCAGACATTGTGTACATCCCCGGTGTTGATGCTGGTGAAATCATTGGAGATCCCTGTGCAGGATTTCCTGTGCTGTACGCGTTATACGCAGCCTGTGGAGAAGCGTAGTATCCACCTATAGATGCCGGGCCACCGTTTTCTACCGTGGAAGACGAACTGAATGGTGAACTATTCAATCCCGTACCTTGGTTAATCCCTTGCGCTAATGCGTTACCAAGAACTCCACCAAATCCTCCACCAAGTGCAGCGCCACCAATAGTTCCAGCAGCCGAGACAAGTGCCCCGGTTGTAGCATTCTGGCTAGCACGGTTCCCAGCGGCAGCGTTGAGTAGTGCCTGCTGGTAATTCTGCCAGTTTTGCTGATTGGCTCCCACAGCTTGGCTAGCATTTGCCATCTGCGAGTTGATCCAGTCACTGGTAGACTGAAGATTGGCCTGCGTACTGCCCATCATTGCATTCTGATTGGCGTTGGCATTCTGTACTGCCTGTGCCTGTGCAGCCTGCTGCGCTGAGACAAGGGCACCGGGGTCTATCCCTGCATTGGGAGCCTGATTCTGTGCCAAGTAATTGGCTGCAGCCTGTTCAGCGGCCTGCTTACGTGCCAATCCCTGTGCGGTGTTGGTGTCAAAGTAAGCGGACTTGCCAATTGTGCTGTCCTGCATCCCTGATCCAAAAAGCTGTGCAAGATTCTGCTGTGTGTAGGGAGAAGATGCTCCAACTCCAGACGCTGCCGTGAGATCAGATGCCAGTTGCTTGGGAAGAGCCTGCCGCAATGCCGCAGCGTCGGGTGACATCGCTTTTTCTAGTGCCTGCGAGTTGGCAGCATTGATAAGTGCTTCTTGCTGCGCCAGTTTTTGCATACCCGGTAAGTTGGGTATGTACGACTGAGTCGGGTGTTGCGCTTGCCACATCAACGCTTGATTCCTGAGATTCTGCGTCTGCTGACCCAATCCCATTTGCATTGTCAGCAACTCCTCCGGGAGCACGTTGCTCGGAGGAGAGATAAAAGAGCCTGCGTTTACACTTCCACCCATAAAATCACATAGGGCAATAAACCTCACGGTTCATACGCGCCAGTCCTAGTTTGTTCATCGTTGCTTCGGGAAAATTGGGTCTCGCGTTGTCGAGTGGCACACCTACATAAAGTGGCTTGCCCGAAAGTTGAGAATGTGCCCTGTAGTCGTTCATAACTTGCACCACATCGCGAGGTCGAGTGAACTCGGGATGAAAAGCGGGGTAAATTGTGGGTACGAATACATGGTCACAGTATCCGAAACATACATTATCTCTGTAGTGCGCGTAAACATTAATTTGAGGATGTGAGACAATTGTATGGTCAAACGTCCCGGCAAATTCCTGAAGTTTTTCAAACTTTTCAGTATTGGGAGCGACGTACTCGTATCGAATTGGTGATCTCATGATTAGGGATAGTTAATAGTAGTTGTGTAGGATACTGAATTTGCGGAAACCGTTAAGTTGCTGTTGGCTGCTTGACTGTTTGTCAGAATATCCGACCGAGATTGAGACGTACCACAAACTACGCACGGTAAACACGTTCCGGAAGGAAGATTGGGGATTGGAACCGATGAGTAGACAGGAATGACGCCATCTTGACCGTACGGGCTACCGAATAGGTTAGAAAACCCGGTTCCTACATACTGTGAATCGGTTATTGATGGCATAATTAGCAGTGAGTTGCGAGTCCTTTGGCGATAACTTTAGCCTCATTCAGCGCCATGTTGTACGCTACCGATTCAGCGTCGGTATATGATACGTAAGAAGTAACAGAGGCAGTTGCTGAGACGTAGATGATGTTGCCTGATGTAGCACACGTAGTGGAAGCTCCCGCAGTTTGAGTGGAAGTATAGGCGACCTCCTGATATGCGGGATCTTCTTGAGGGGCGGGCGGAAGATTAACGAGGATACTGGAACCGTTTTCTCCTACCACGCAATATTCATTCTCGTTGGAATTCGGATTGCCAATTGACTTCTCCGACCAAGGATCCATGAACATGCGGACGGCTTCGACGCCAAATTCTCCGCACCATTCGATGAGGAAACTAAATGCCTTGTCCACATCGAGTGTCAGGTTGGACTCGCACGATTGAAGTTTGACGTTTCTCTGTATGTTCTCGGTTGTCAATCGTCGGTACTGAGTGCTCAGGAACCCAAGGTCAGCAATGGCATCAGCAGAGGGACTGTACGCATATTGGTACGCTTCAGTAGCTGCCAGTAACCGGGTACTGAGTATCGGTGTGTACGCTCCCTTGCTACCGCGGAAAGATACCGTCACATCGACAGTACCACCGACTTGCATGCACTCGATTTCTCCGTACACAAATTGCTTGTGATCAAAACCGTCGCCTAGAAGTGCGGTCTCCATCTGACAGTAAATCCTGTTGTAGTATTCGGTCGTTGTGCCGTCACTATTGATCGACAAGACCGTATCGTATCTTTCCGGGAGGAAAGACTCCCACAGGTGGTTGTAAGAACCGTCGTTGGTCGGCGCGTAATCAACAGAAAAGTGAAATGCCCGGGGAGTTCCATCAATCACTCCGGTAGTCCAAATAACCGGGTGCGTGCCGTTCCAAACTCCCGCCCATGCGGGTGACCTCGATTGGTTCCACTCGGATGCTGGCGCGTAATCCAATATCATCGTGGCACTGTTCAAGGTCTCCAAGTACGGGATGCTATACAATAGGTAATTCTCAAACGACACCGCGCAGATCCCTGTGTAATCGGGTGCCATGTACCTCTTGGCGCGAGCCATCTCGACGTCCTTGTACAGAACTTGGGAGGATAAGTAAGCGGAGGCAGCGACGTCGGCTGAAATAAGACCTCCCTGTGAGTACCACCACATCATGCCCGCCTGAAAAGCAATACTGTTCCCGGCAATACACCCGATGTTGGGGTAAAGCGTTGTCACAAAATTCTGCACTGTCGTCCATTGCGTACGATCAAGAATGCCGCTTGAAATTGAGTATGTCGTGCGGTCGGAAAAGACGTACAGCTTCGTGTCGTTGTTCTGACCAATGTAATCAACAAGCGCCGTTATGGGACGTGCGAAGCTAAAGTCTCCTCGGGAGACTCCTGACTGACGCTCAAGCCAACTCAAAGGATTACCAAGATCAGACGCCAGCACAATGTTGCCAGCAGCGACCCATAGACGGTTGCCTGAGTATGCCATCCACGTCCCGGTAGGAATCGCAGCAGACTGTCCTCCGATTGTGTCGCTACCGTCCCAATAAGCAGGCGCTGAGATCCCATCCTGAATCATTACCAATCGGTGACTCGGAGTAACCGTTACATTTCCCCCGGATGAAACGCTAGCCGATTGAGTCGCTACGCAAAAGTGAACCTGCTTGACGTTGGGATCCATCTGAATCCCGGTAAGTTGATAGTCAATCCATGCCTTGGGCTGAGTCAGAGGAAACGGAGAGAAATAGACATTGCCGTCAACGCAAAATACAATGTACGAGAGTTCGGTCGCCGAGGATGGCGTGCCGTCGTAGTTGTAAATTGTCTGCGCGGTATTGGTGACAATATTGTTCAGCGTTGTGGACGTCGCAGCGGTATAAACTTTATTAGCGTTGAATACTAATCCACCTTGGAAATTGCCTTTAGGCAAAGACAGTCGCATCGCCTGACCGGGGCGGGTTTGCACAATCCCGCCGCGTATGGACGTGTTAACTCCCCACTTGAATTGATCTTCCGGGAGACCCCAAGCATTCCGCACTGAGTTGACACCGTGCATCCATCCCGCGGAGGTCTTTTGCATCCTCCCCGAGGTTATCGAGGGAGACTTCATTAGAAGTAGAATTGGCACCCGTCAATGACAGGATCTGTCCCGTCACCGTACGTGATGTTGTTGATCTGAGGCGGATTGAACGCATGCCCGTCCATGCTGTTCTGCTGATTCTTGAGGTAACTCATTGCCATTGCCCAGTACTTCGTGGCCTGATCCATGAAATCTTTATCCTCTAGGTCAACCGCGTGAACAGCAGCGATAATTGCCCGGGTCTGCTCCAGCGGGATGTAGTCGTAGATGCTCGTGATGGTAGGAGCTTTCACCCGGTACAGGATGCGAGCCCACGCGCATGATTGACCGATCTTGATCCTGCGATACATCGGATTTGTCTCACTGGGGTGATACTGACCGATCAAGGTCATGTCGTTCGTGCGACCGCGGTCGAAAGCATAGAGACTGACGTACCCATCGGTCAGTGGTTTGTCGATGTGTTGTACTGACTTGACAACGACCGCGGTTACTACTGCGTCCACAAAGAATGTTGACTCTACCGTATTTCCTACGGATGAAAAAGTCTGCAATCCAGTGATTGAACTTGGAGTAGTTGCGTGTGCGTATGTGTCAAACAGTTCAAACGTATTGTTGTCCAACCTACGGATGTAGTACGGAACATTGCTAGGCAATACTGTTCCACTATGCAGCTTGGGCAGTGAGTCTCCGGTATTAGCCCGGACAAAAACTTCTGTCCCGGTTTCGTACATTGATTCAGAGGCTACAATTGAAGAAAGAGATGGAATTGACACGTCCGATTGAACAGTCATGTACAATTGACCAATTGGTAACTCATTCGCATTTCCCGATGGGGTACCAGTTAGAGTAATTGCTCCTCCACTTATGTTTCCAATTGTCCTAGTCGCAGTTTGATCCATCCAAGAAGGAACCAATCCCGCCGAGGTAAATATCACATTCTGACCAACAGCAAGATTTGATGTTGAGCTAGGTACTATCTGACTTCCAAGGCAGACAACTCCACCAACTAGGGGGACAACATAATAACCTTGACCTGTTCCTAGTGTTGTAACGGTTATCGAGGGAGGTAGAGAAATTTGAACTGTCGGAACTCCAGAATATCCGCTGCCTGCTGAAACTTTTACCAACGAAAATATAGAACCGTCGATACTGTTTATAAAACCTACATACGAAGCTCCTGTTCCATTTCCTGTAATAACAAGTGAGACGGCTCCGGGAGTAATCACACATCCCGAGCCAGTAGTAAAACCAGACACAGTACCAAGAGTTAAAACGGATGACTTAGTGTACCCAGTACCTGCTGTGGTTACATTTACCGATTGAACAACACCGCTAGAGTTAACTACTACTGTTCCAAGCGCTCCGGATCCTTGCCCCGTTGAGTCTACAATTGGTACGCTTGAATATGGGGATGATGCATACGCATACCCAGTACCCCCACTAAGTAAACCCAAATTTGATGCGGTTAAAGTTATACCAGATAGTATAGAAGTGGTGTTGGAAATATATCCCGATCCGGGATTTGTAATCGTTAGAGAAGATATTCCTGTGCTACTGATATTCGCAGTTGCCGTTGCAAATGTGCCATTGAACAAGAAGGCTTCTGTATTAGAAATTGGGAAGAGACCATAATTGACCCCAGATGATAAAGGAGCAGGAGCCAAGTAATCAGTCCCAAACTGGACAACGGTAGGTTCTGTATTAGTCGAATTATATAGACCTGTGAAATCGCCTGCCCACTTTGTGGTATTGCTTACGCTTCGCCCTGCAACTGTTCCAGAAGCTGAGTTGAACGAGAGACCGAACGCACGACTGATGACAAGGTAGAAAGTTCCAGACCCTGTATCTGTAATGTTTACAGCACTGAAGTCTGCATTCTTGACCGTAAAACTCGTTGCAGTGTCGGGTGCCTCGGCGCGGTAGGGAACTCCTGAGACAAGCGGAGAAGGCAATGTGCCTGTCGAAGAGAATTGCACAAAGACATTTGTAGACGGCGTAATTGTGACCGTAGGAGCTGAGGTGTATCCGCTACCCAATGACACGGGTGTGATTGCAGCCAATGTCCCATCGGAATTGATTGATGCGGTTGCAGTAGCACCAGTCCCTCCTCCACCAGTTATTGTGACTTGAGGAACCTGAGTATATCCAGATCCGGGATTTTGGATGAAATAATTATTTACTGATGTGTATTGCGCCAAAGTATATGCCGTTGCAGCAGTACTGTGTGATCCCGTAATCGTAACTCTTGGAGGAAAAATATACCCCGTACCACTTTCTTGAACCACTATACTAGTTATTACTCCAGACCCCACTGTTATAGCTGCTTGAGCACCCGTACCTAATGGCTGCAAAGTTATCGCGCTGATGTTTCCTGTAGAGTTTACAGTTGCTGTGGCTACTGCACCATATCCTCCACCACCTGTAATAGACACAATTGGCGGATTAACGGTAGAATATCCTGTACCTGCAGTCGTAGGGACAATTGAAGAAATATATTTGTACCCGGTAGCGGAATCCGTCTGAAGCGTGACACTTCCCGACCCAAAAGTTGCGGGTGTTCCTGTGTATCCAACTGGAGGTATCAATGTAACTGTTGGTGCACTTGTATATTGATAACCTCCAACATCACTAAAAGATATTGTCGGCGTCGTATACCCTGTTCCACCGGAAACAATGTTTACGCTAATTATACCCCCTTCGGGATAGGCATTTACAATGGCTCCGCTACCAGAAGCAGGTGTTGCAGCAAGATTAAAACCAGAAGCCTGAATTTGATTTGTGCTACCAACTACTGCCGTTGCAGGTATCAACTTGGCGAATGAATTTACTCCTGACCCTGTAGTCGTGACAACAATCGGATTTTTCCCTGTTGCAGCGTCGGTCGAATTAGTGTGAATGCTAATCGACGTAGTGCTGATGACGTGGACAAAGTAATTGACATTGGTAAGTAATGGTTGTGGAAGAGTGCCACTAGTCACTGCCTCAACAACGTCTCCGGTAGAAAAGTAGTGAGGAGCCGAAAACGTAAAAATGCTTTCGGGATTCATCGCCTTTCGCAGTCCCATGTTTACGAAAAACTCAGGTACAGGAGTATAATAAGAAGAGGGACTGTTTTCGGTCTGACCATTAAGGTAAATCGGATTGTTGTTGTTTTCCGCATCAGACAACGATCCGTAAATTTGAAAGTCAGCGGTAGTATCTAATTGTTTTGCAAAGTATGTGACGCCAGTAACAAGAGGACTTGGCACTGCTGCAGGATATCCTGAGAGATAAGTAATTGTTGCTGTACCATTCGTCTGTGTTTGGGTGTACCCAGAATCAGGTGGGCCGAGTGGAGGAGTGACTCCAAATATTCCAGCACCTGATACAAAATACAGATATTGGTTGTAGTAAAACCTTTCTCCCGCAGTTGCATACGCTCCCGATGTCCAAACAGTGAATGGAGAGAACGTCACCTCGTTGATCGTAGATTCAGATGTTAGCGCAGCAATTCGTGTGTCAGTTACCTGAACTGCTGTGAGAAGATTTACAGGACGTGTGTCGGTTAATCGGAAAGATCCGGGGACACCACAATTACCACCTCCGGGATTTATCCATCCAAGATTGACCGTGCCATTTGTTTGAGCGCTAGAATAATTTGTGGGAGGAGATCCACCTAAGACTCCATCGTTTGTAGCAAAATATAACCGATCTCCCCAATAAATATTCTGACCATTAGATACGGGAAGATACGGTGACCAGTTTATATACCCTGACCCCTGTACGTATGTGTTTGGATTTCCAGTTGGGAAACTTTGGATAGCAATCGGATTGATGCCAGCATTCGCGTCGGAAAGGGAATTAAAAAGTTGAAAAGAAGTCGCGCCAGTCGATGTAGTGGTCACCGAACCAATATAATACGTCGTACCGTCAACAAGGAATGGAAACGCACCCGTGGGAGTTTGCCCGGCAGTCGAGCCGTTTGAACCTAGCGAACTAAAAACCATTGCTTCTCCAGCGACTAAAGCCGTCTGCGTGGAAAGGAAAGTATTGATTGGTGACATTGCAACCTCACGCGTCTTTACGGTGAGGTCATCAGCAATCGGTGTCCCGTATGGGTAGTCCGCCTGAGAGTGAATAGGAAGCAAGAGCCCATCTACACCTGTGCCGTCGGGCAACTGGCTACGGAGTGGACGGTTCCCGGCATCTGTTCCGACTACGCGCAGTACTTTCCCGGCGTCGTTTGTGGACTCAGCTATCGCGATCAATTGACCGGGCTGCTTGATGTCCATCAGCGTCGCTACAAATCCTCGGTCGTCCCATGCCCACGACACCGGGTTGTACATGCCCCCGGCGTTGACGTGGTACTGGAACAAGCGACCGCGGAAGTACGTCGGAGACCCGTCAATATTCACTGCCAACGGTACTTCAATACCGCGTGGCAGCGTGATTGTTTGACCGTCCCATCCCGTGCAGACATCGACCTCGGCGTTGGTATGATACCAGTGCCCAGACTCCATAAGAGCCTGAACTGCCTGAGTTAGCTTGCGAAAGACCTTGCTCTGATCGGTTGTTCCAAGGATCTCGCTAGCCTCGTCGTATATCTCCGAGACGAACATCGAGTGATTGGTTTATCGGTTTCGGGCGCTAAGTTGCTGAGCAAAGTTCGCCAGATCCTGATCGTCCGGGCTCGGGCCTGCAGGAGGAGCGCCAGCGCCGGGAGCCATAGGAGGTGCTCCTGCGCCGGGAGGCATTGGAGGAGCCCCCGCGGGAGCGCCACCTTCAGCCTGAGCTTTTTGGTCGTTGACCTGACCTGCGGCTGCATCAAGGGCAGAGGCAAGTTGAACCACGAGTTGATGAATCGCGTCGAAGGCGGGTTTAGGCATCTGCATCATGACGGATCCGTCTCCACCATCTTGAGGAGCTCCCATAGGAGCACCACCCATATCGCCACCGCTAGGCATTCCGCCTGCGGGCATGTCGTTTGGATCGGAGGGAGGCATTGAGGTATCGGAGGGCATAGGATTAAGCGTTTGAGGTTTCTTTTGACGCTGCTTCTAATCCCTTTTCGATGGCGTCCTCATCTTTGGGCATCGTTGCACGGGTCTCACCATAGTTCTCGGCCTTTGCGGACTTGATACCGTGGATCTGAATCCCGACAGAGTGATGGTGCTTGGTCTGACCGTCGCGGGTTTCTTGCCTGTGACCTTCGGAAATCTTCTTGAAGTGGATCGTGGCAGTACCGTGTTCACCAAGATGCTTCTTCAGCTTCTCCGCGTGTTCACCGTGGAAGTGAAGTTCAGGATAGTGGACGCTTGTTGTCTTGTCCTTAGCGTCAGTTGCCTCTGGATCAACTCCACCGAACATGCCGGGTGTGTCGTGCTCGCCGAGATCGTGGAATCCCTCGGGAATTTCTTGTTTTGTGTCGTATGCCATAAATTGAATTAGTAAATGATGAAGCTAAATGATTCTGCAGTTGGGGTTGACCCGGCATAGGTAGTGACAGTGCAAGAACCAGTGCCGAGATTTACTAAAGGCCCGTAACCAGCACCGCTTGTCTGATTAACAATTACCTTTGAAGTGGAAGAGATGCCAGAATACGTAATTGTAAAAACTCCCGAGGATCCTTGTGGCGCTACACTCAGTCCTGATGCGGGTAAGAAGCTACCCGCTACCAATGCACCCCCAGTAGTTACGTTTCCGTAGGCTTTAGGTACTGTCCCGGTAGTCGCAGCGGATCCGGTAGTCAACGCACGGAGGAGGAAGCAAAGGAATCCTTCTCCAGTATTGGGAGTAATTCCAAAAACCGATGTCGTTGACGTGGGGGCACAGGCTACTGTCCAGACGACCTGTCCATTTACGACACTCTTGGTGATCCCGCTAGTGGACGTAACGCCCGCCGGGATGTTTTGGAAGGCTCCGTATAGCGACGTGGCAAGGTTGGTGATCTGAGACGTTACAGACTCAGGTGACACCTGTGGATAGGGGACGTCGGGTTGGCAGACGTAGCCATACCCGTACCCGTAAGATAAATCGCCATTGCAACAAGACATGCCTTTGAAAATGGTACTTTGACTTACAATTGTAAAGAGGAAAAATCACACAAGTAGATTCATCACTACTTTTACGTGCGCCTCGTCAATCAGGTTCCCCAGATCCTCGACTGCCTCCTCGTCCAGATCTCGGCACCGGGCATGAATAATCTCGTGAGAAAGGCAATTCAACAGGCTCCCATTCGACTTACGCCTGAGCGTAATGACACGCGTCTCGTAATCGCACAACGCATCCCGATTCGGCCCGGGATTACCAAACTTGATCGTCCAGATGTGCCCAAGGATATTCATCTTTATGGATTTTTTCTTCATAGCGGAGGGCAAGGTATCTGGTTGTTGTGAATCATTGCATGACAATTTTTGCAGACAAGGACGCACTTTTTTATTTCAGCCCAGAGTTTATCAATGCTCACTCCCCGGCGGGCGGATATCGTAAAATCCTTCTCATCCGGGTTCACGTGGTGCCAATCGAGGGAGCTTAAAGATTGGTTGAAACCACACGATTGACACTTACCCCCACGACTGTTTTTCAATTCCCTATTACTACTATTCCTTCTTTCTCTTCGATACTCCTGTCTCCTCTCCTTGCTCGTGTCACTTACAAAATAAGAAATGGTAGACTTCGCACATCCCAGCTTGTGCTCTATTTCCCGGTAGCTCAGTCCCTGCTTCCGGAGCGCAAGGATCCTATCTTTCAACGGGGCAGGTTGGCGCATACTACTCGGGGAGTTCGTCGTCGTCGTGAGTATACAAACCCGCAGCTACCCACTGAGCGATGTGGTTCTGCAGGGCAAAGGCATTGCCTACCATGTACTCACCGTGCTTGGTCTTACCATCTTCCATCCATGATACAAACACCGCGACATTGGCACTGTCAAAGTGCTCTCCCAGCGTCCTCGCTGCATGCTCTAGTGGGATTAACGCTTTCGGAGTTGGGTTCATACGTCCGCTTTCCAAGGCACATTGTTCACGGCAGCAAGACTGCTCAGTCTATTGAGCCAACCGCGAAGATACTTTTTAGAGGTAGGACGAGTATTTGCAAGGTCTATATAAAAACTTCTTTGTGCTGACAGGAAACCGTACGCGGTTCCGTTTGATTGAACCATCAACTTGTCCGCCCGGGTTTTGCCACAATTGACGCACGCGTTGAAGAAAATCCAGTCCATCGGAACCCGCATCTTTAAGGATCCCGTCGAGACGTACTCGTTCCAGTAGATCTGAGTTGCGTCTTGAGCGGTCAATTCCCGGATGTTGACTCCCGGGTGACTGCGCTGATCAATACCGTACTTGGTCGCGCCTCCCGGGTCGTCAGGATCGTTCTCATACACCGTTCCCTCCCACGTGAAGAGCCACGGTATGATCTGCTGCTCAAATCGTCCCGTCATCGAAGTCACGTGGTCGGCGTCCTATGTACGTCTCTTCCATAGGTGCCTGAGCGTTTGTATCGACGTGCTCATCTATGTGCTGCAGTGCCGAAATTGCTTTCCAGTCCATCGCTGCCTGCCCGGTGATTAACGTCGTAATTGTTGCACCAAAGAATAAGACGACCAAGTTGGCTAGCTCGACAATTTCCTTTGCAGCCTCAGCGTGCGCCAAGATCAAATACGCGCTCATCGCAAATACTGCCAGTACACAGACACCACCGATCAAAGCGTAGATCGCTTTTTTGGAGTCCAGAGGCTTCTGCTCTAGCTTCTTTGTAATTACAGAAGAAAACGCCATGACAGTCGGAAACCTATGTACCCCACAACTGCCAGCACCGACATTAGAGCAATCGCCCTCCACATCCACAACTCTTTGAGAGCTTTAGTTTGCTTCTCGTGCCAGTAATTAGCCTCGTCGGAAACTTTACTTAACAATGCCGTCTGTGTTTCTACTTTACCAGTATATAAACCAAGGTCATCCTGCGCCTTCGATAGCGCGTCTACAACTTGCTGGGCGGCTTTTTTATCTCCCTTGACTGCCTTTACCACAGATGCCTTTGCGGACACTACATCCTGAACTACTGCGGCACTAGATGGAGGAATGAATGAATGGGTTTCTTGGTGGGCGCACCCTGCTAGACAAGCAAGTAACGCTCCCAAAAGCGGCATCAATGCTTCCCAAGTCTTTTTCATTTGTGTGACTGCTTGATGATCGTCAGGACAGATGCCGTTGCTGATAGCAGGAGGCAGATCCATTGAGCAAGAGGAGGAACTTCAGGTACAAATGAAAACAGCAAAAAGGAAACACTTGTTGCGGCTCCAAGTAGAGGCGTTTGTCCTGAAGAATGCATTATGGTGTAGTTGTTGTATCAGGATTTGCTGAATTATCAACTGGATTTGCAGTCGCATCCGTGGTCGTTGAATCCGTAGCAGGAGCAGGAGCAACTATGGTAGGTTGTGCAGATACTTGGGCATATAATGCAACATCGTCAGCATAAATGGTGCGTAATATTGCTATTTGATCGTCAGTAAGAACTGGTTTTTTATCTGTGCTGGTTTCATTAATAACTGGAACTGGCGTTGGAAGCCCAAAGATTGCGGCTAATTCATTAAAATCAGATTTGAAATCGTGATACACGATTCCCTGTGGAGGCGTGAGTCCAAGAAGAAGCGTTTGCTTGCGGAAGTGCTTGTTAATTGTTGTTTGATCTTGCTGACCAAGCCAATCAATAAATTCATCAACACCAAGCCAGCATGGAACACCGCCAGTTCTCAAAGCATAAGCGGAAACAAACCTTTCAATAGGGTCACGAATAATTGCGTGAGGAGTTCCAGATGGAAGTATTGATGTTTTCATTCCAGAAAGATTTTGAACAGATTGTCCAATATCAAAGTAGGGATCGTAAAATGTTTTTCTTATGAGACCAGTGAACAATGAAGAAGCATTTCGATAAATAACACAATAAGAAGTTCCGTTTGGAAGGTCTATGTAAGTAGACTTTATTGGATTTTCTGTCCTTACTTGCGGATAAAAACCATCTGTATTTTTATCGTAATAAAATCCTATCCTAGCCTCACGCCTTCTTTTCCCACTTCCAGCAGGAAATGATTGAACAAGTTTTCCTTCTTCTATATTTCCATTTCCGTAGTTGTTTTTAACAAAAGTTATTCCATCTTCTTCTGTAGGAACATTTTGGTCATCTACTAAAATTAAAGTAGAAACAATATTGTTTGAGTCAAGTAAAGCAAATGTAGCCATATATTTTAGATAGTAAATTGTCCCTGTGTTGTAAATGTTAAAATTGTATTTGATCCTACTACATCTCTTTGTGCAGTTGGTGTAAATGTTCCTAATTGACCAAATTGAGAACTTGATCCCATGATTTTTACTACTCCTTGTTTTCCTTTTTCTGCGTTAGAAGTATTTCCAGCGGAACCTGCATTTCCTCCGCTTCCATAATTGTCATATCCATTTCCTCCTGTTGTGGCATCGTCACCATTCCCATAAGTACCACCACCTCCAGCCGCATAATAAATTGGAAGATTAGTTACAAAATCAATAATAGGGATACCATCACCACCAAAAAGTTGCGTGTAATTTCCGTTAAATCCGTATCTATCATCATGAGGAAGTGTGATTCCATTTCCTCCAGATCCACCTATGTTATTTCCAAGAAGCGTTCCTTGATATTGTGCTGTAACTCCAGAATTCCCACCAATAGCAGTAATATTTGTATATGGAGATGAATATATTTGTGAATTTCCACCATCCGTTGGATCAGCTACTTCTGTATTAGAAGTAGCACTATTACCATCTCCATATCTTGCACTAGCACCAGCACTTCCAACATAAATATAATATGTATATCCTTTCCTAAAATTATTAGATCCTAGCAAAACTTGGCCTCCATTTCCTCCAGTTCCGTATTGAACTCTTTGGGTGTCTTGCCCACCACCACCTCCTCCCACAAGGAGATAGTTAAGCACAACTCCAGCAAAAGCAGGATATCTATAAAGCCAAGCATCAGGCGTTAGCTTTAGACCAAGATATGGCATAACTTAGGCGTTATACGCGATAATCGTTCCGCTCGCGAGCGTGATAGCAGAGAAGTTACCAAAGAAAATAGTCCCAGCAGGGAAGCTGAATGTGCTAATGGCAGTCCCTGTGCGAGTAGAATCAGTAAGCGTTGTAAACACTGCTGTAGCTAGCACCTGAATGGCATACCAGTTTCCTGTGCGAGCAGTTGTGTCGTTAAAAAATGTTGATCCTGAAATTGCCGCATTGTGATCTTTTACAGCCAGTGGGCCACCATTGTTATTGTCTATTTCAATTCCATTTTTAAGGAAAGTGAGTACGCTTGCTCTAAAGTTGGCAGTTGAAAGATTGGATGTGATTTCAGGGAATTGCGACATAGGTTAGGCGAGTTGGATGATATTTACATTTACGCTAGGGGCAAATGGTCGTGTTGGTAATGTTCCTGCGGCAGTGGGTGTTAATGCTATTGCCGATGGACTGATGTCTGACCACCAGTAGAATTGAATATAATCACCAGCATGGAAATAATTGATGTCAGTAACATTTGTGAGAGTTTGAGATCTTTGTGCGCTACCAATCGTAAATGTATAACTGGAATTCGGTGCATTGACTCCGTTTACTGCATACCAATTAGTAATGTCGTAGTTGGTTGTTCCACCACTGAATAAAAACTGACCTTGGAAATCTATGTAGTAGTTTCCTGCGTTAGAAAAAGTAATTTGACTTCCATTAACAACTGAAATTCCATTTGCATAGTCAGTTGAGTTTATGCCAACAAGGTTTGCCGTAGTCAGTCCACCACTGCCTTGAGTTGTGGTATCGAAGAACGCACCAAAGTTAATGCTGTTCACCACAGAAGGATTGTTCAACAAAGATTGCTTGTAGTGCCTCCATGTGGGAGCACCTGCGGCTAGGTTAGTTTGAAGGGAATATTCTTGTGGCGTCATAGGGAAAGATGTTGTCTGACTAAGTGGGAGCCAGCGTATTCGCTGACTCCCACCCGTGTCAAACTACTTCTTACAGACCAGTCGAGCTAGTCGAGCAAGGAAGCGGTGCACCATCGAATGGGCAGCGCTTGTAAGCAATCGCGCAGACGTTCTGCGGGCGGATCGGTTGGATCGCACGCTGAATCTGATAGATGTGCTGACCGAAATCTCCGTAGAGGTTGCAGTCGTTGTCGCGGAAGTATGTCCACTCCAGTTCGCCCATAGCAAGCTGAGGAGCGAAACGGAAGGTTCCTTCTCCAACATACTGCTCGGGAACGAGACGCTTGAAAGCCTCGCCAGCGATGACGAAGGCGATCTCGTACGTCCCGGCGACCCAAGTAGGATTGCGGCGTTGACCGAAACCGTTGGTGACCGTGGCCTGATAGATCGGGTTGATCACGTCAGGAATACCGGACGTAGGATCAATCGTGTTGAAGCGCAGAGGCTGCTGATCGATACCGAAGGCGAAGCCGCGGTAGCCCATGAACTGATAACCACTGATGGACTCCTCACCGAGGGTGAAGGATCCGGCGGTCAAGTACAGGAGGTCTTCCTTGACGTCGGCATCATTGCGGATGTTTTCGATAGCGTCGGCGCTAGCGAGAACTTGGAAGTACTCACCTTCCTTGGTGGCGAAAGGCTCGGCGAGCATCTCTTCACGCAAGAACGTACCGATGCGGTACAGAGTCTTGAAGTTCAGGGCACTGTCAGGATAGACACCATTGCTGGCAGTCTGGAACAGTGTGTTGATCTGCTGCATGTCCCCGGTGAGGTTCGTGGTGAACGACTGAGTGCTGTTCACGACGTACTTGATACCGGACTGGACAAGGTATTGATACCGGATGTCAGCGTTGATCAGTTGGAGGATGGTCTTCTCAAGAGAGACCTGAGCCTGAAGGTAGCTGCCCTTGAATGCGGCGCGAGCTTGCTTAACGCAAACACGCGGGCCTGCACCACGCAGGGTAGCAAGTTGGAACTGGTACTCGGTCGAACCTACGACGTCAGGAGTAGCACCAACACCGCAGAGGTTAAGATCTGCGACGAAGTTTGGCGCTGCAAGTGAAGCGTTAGGCACTGCCATTTCCTCAACGACCGAACGGACAACGTCGGAAACATTGGGGATCGTTCCACCATCAATCGAGTTGATGTAGGGGCTCTTGCGGGCAAGAACCTTGGCGATCTGACCGATGATACGGTTGACGTCCTTGGAAGCGAAGTTTTGGACAGTAGCGAGAGGGATACAGTTGCTGCTGGAACCGCTGAAGTTTCCGTTACCGGAGACAAGAGAGGTTGGGCCAGAGGCAACGGATCCTGCTGCTGCAAGACCTGCGCTAGTTTGGTCGTAGGATCCGGGTTGAGTACCGGAAGCGTACGTGGTTGTGCCCGTAGGATACGCTGGGCCAGCAAATGGATTGGTATAGGCCATAATTTTGAGTTTGTTTCCCTGTCCTCACCGCTCGGTGGTTTTGGTTATGAGCGACGATGCCAAGGAGTAGACGGCATCCGGTTTCCCGGAAACGGTCTGAGTTGGTTTAGATTCTTTCGTCGCTCCCGGCACGCTGGAGCAATGGTTGCGGCCTGATCAGTGAATCTTTTGGCTTCCACCGAGCCACCTTCATACGGAGAAGGCACACCGAGTTATTTGCACTATTACGAAAAACGTAAGACGACGTCAACTATTTTTTTTTAATCAATCAATTTTAAGTGTATCTTGTTGTGTGGAAAATTTTTTCCGTGAAATCCAAAAGATGATTTTGGATCTTTAGTTGAAGAGATATCATTTAGAATAGACTCAACAGAAAATCTTGCCGCTACTTCTATCGAAGGAAATACAATCCCTAAATTTACAAGAGTTTTTCGGTAATCGCTACATATGACTCTATCTTCCGGGGTCAATAAAGGATCTTCATTAAATGCATCCATTGGTATGACTTTTGGAATTAATTCACACAACCGTTTGCTGCGAAGACTAAACCCACCGTTTCCAACCCGATAGTACCCATCAGGCCACGGTGCCCCAATGTAATCATATTCAAGGAAAGAATGTTCCCACTTGTCAGGGTTAACTACAAACCCATCTGGATGAATCATTAAACAATGTGAAGTATCAAAGTACTTATGCAAATGGAATACATGAAATTTATTAAAATCAGAAAAACTACCCAACAGATTACCCACATTCACGGTTTGAATGCCGGGATACTCAAAATCAAATGGAGATAATACAATGCAACTGTTAAAAATAATTTTTTTGGCGCTATACTCGATAGCTTTACACGACTGTATCGGATCTAATCGATTGACCGAAATTGCGGTTACCCCCGAAAGATCTAACATTTTTTTTATTTTTCAAAAATTCTTACATTGGGATTCAAATGATTTCCGATGGAAAAACCTTTTATCACCATAAGTTGATCCAGACCCGCATGACTAAAGATAGTCGAATGCCCAATCTCTGGATTTAAGTACCCGTGTCCTAGCTCAACCCAATTTGAAAAAGAAGTTTCAACAAACAAAACCCCCCTCGGATTGAGTAATGAAAAAATCTCGTCCAACTCACTATAGGGTTCACACGTATGTTCAATGACCTCAATCATTGTGACCACGTCAAACTTCTCACTAGGTAGTGTCTTATACTTTTCACTGAATGGGTCGTACCCGCTGGCAGGTATGCCCCGGGCGCAAAGGTAATCAACAAAATCTCCGCGACCGCACCCGTAGTCGAGCACTGTCCGGTTGCCTATGTAGTCAGCACGTCCACTGTGATTATCTTCCCTATTACCAGTGCCCCCGACCATATTTGATTGATCAAGGCACCCAGTAAATAATGAACCTGTAGCGTCTACGTAATACGGAATACCCGCCACTTCGCAGGACACGTCCATTTTTTCTCCGGTAATAAAAGATCTCATAGGTCTAAATTACCGTTACTGCAGTACACTGCTCTATCGTAAGGCACGATACTATTTTTTAATGTATCGTGCGTCTCTTGAATCAAAGGTTTCATCAGTGCCGCGGCTATCCAGAACGAACTAGACTGATTACCAACAAAGAAATCGGATCCTTCAATTGCTTCTGCAACTTGTAAACAAGATGGTGTCTTATAATACTCTACATTTCCAACTACCTCGCAAAAATCTTTGTGCTCATCCTCTGTCCCGGTAAACAATGCTCGGTCTCCAAAATGCTTTAGAACTTTTTTCCAAGGAAATTTTTCATTCCTGTACCTGTGGGATCTATTAAAAATTATTCGTCCTTTAGTTGCAGGATCCGCGTTAACTCGTATCCAAGGCTCTTGAATGTTCATGTGCCCATTTCTACGATCTACTAAGTTCACGTATCTAGCTTGTGAATCCATCAAAGAAATGTCGTCCCGGTAGCACTCTCTCCATCCTGTCATGTCAAAATCGATACTTCCGTAAGAACTAAAACCCGTTTCGATACCTTGACTCAAAAGTAAAGGTTTCAAAGAATCGTACTTAAACCCAGACATAGGCAACATACCGGGATCATCGCGGATAATTAACGAAGTACCACCTAGCTTTCTATAGATAGGCAAGAAAGCTATGATGTCACCTATGTGTCCGGTGTGGACAAAGGTTGTTCGCTTACGGAATGGGTCGTTCATTAGTTAGAGATTCACGCATCTGATCGACGCGGGTTCCATCAGCATTCCGCTTAGCGTGGAACAATTTTGATTTTATGCCTGCAAGTGAGTTGTTAGTATTTTGTAATACATCGCTTTCTACAGGGTAATCGGGGTTATATGGGGGAAGTTCTAGGAACTTCTTAATCATATATCCCAGATGATCTTTCGACGCGTAGAACAAATAGCAAGGCTCGCCGACAATCAAGTGTGGCCCGTCTTTCTCCATAGCTTCAGCCTCGTTCTTACTGAATCCGAGATTCGCAACGTCGTAGTCGCTCATCCATCCGCCCCCGGCAGCGTGCAACGCACACCAACGGACGTACCGGGCAGCACGTGCTCCCTTGATGTTCATCTGAATCAAATGCCACATCAACTTGGTCAGCAGCGGACTAATCGTTGCGTGACTCTTGTTCAGCATCGTACACGTCCAACCATTTGCCTCCCATGACGCTTTCCAATGATTGGCACAACCAAACTCATCCCCTTGATTGCTACCGGGGATCGACTCGTAGTAGGCAAAGATCTGCTTCATCCTAGTACGTCTTGAATCCTACGTGAAAGACTGGCAACCCAAGATCCACGTGTGGTTGGTGCCCGGCTTGCTTTGCTCTGAGACAGAATGACACATCTTCTCCGCGGGCACTATCGAATGGTCTGAAGTAGTCGTACGTGTAGTCGGGAACGTCAATCTCCAACGAATCCTTGAACGTCTCCCGGATGTCTTCAAATACCTTGCGGTGAATGAGCATGCAGCCAGTGCCTACCCAATCCACGGGAACTACTGCGTCCTCGTACGCCTTTGCCCGGGGAGCAAGTTTGGGATCCGCGCACATGATAGCGCCTCCCTCCTGCCTTCCAAAGTAAGCGGCACCAACAATCGTCTTGTTTGCTCCGATCAACCTATGGAGGACGTGCCTCTGCAATGGTTGATCGAGGATTGTACGTGCCCCGGCTACCCAGTACCGGAACCATGCGGGTCTACCGATGGACGGTATGATGTCGTCATCCATCATCAGTAACCACTTGGCGTCGGTCTCCAAGAACTTGTGTGTAAGACGATTGCGAGAGTGCTCGATCTTTGCGTCGCCAATCGACATGTCGAACCGGATCTTGTCCCGGCCAAAGTCCAGTGCCATCGCTACGTTCACAGCAGCCGTCACCGGGTTACTCGACTTGTACCAAGGCCACCCAACAAAAATATCTCGTCCTTCAAACTCACACCTGTACGAGGGCAATCCCTCAGTGCTGCGAGTCTCGACTACGGGATTGTGAAAGTCAGGTTCACTTTGGATCGGCTCTTTTGTGAACTCCACTTTAATTTCCTCGCTAGCCTTGGTTGCCCTTGGCTTTCGCGGCTTGATCGTTACCTTCGGCTGCTCAACGGGCTCAGGAGCTACGACTGGCGCTTCTTCGACCGCGGGCTCGATGACTTGCGGGGAGACAACAGATACCGGAGCAACGTCACCGTAACGGTTCTTAGGAGCGACGGGCTTGCCTCCCTGCAACATTGGCAGAGGTTTGCTTGCGAACGGATTCGGCGATGCGAGCGCGTCGGTTGTGACTCGCTCCATCCTTGCGATGAGAGATTCAGCCATAAATTATTGCCCAGCTTCATCAAGACCAAAGTCAATCGCGTCGGAGGTAGACATCTTGAGTCTGTCCGCCATCGACGTGGATTTCCGCGAACTCTCAGGAGTCGGGTTTGCCTTCGGGATCCTCCCCGCGTTCTTTAGACTATTGTTCTCAGCCTGCAATCGCTTCAGCTCAGCCTGCATCTTGGAGATGGAACTCTGTTCCAGTCTCAGTTGCTCGGACAGGACGTGACTAGCAACCGCGGCAGCAGCAACCTCAGACCTCTCCTGTGGCGTCGTCGGCCACAGTGCCGCGTTGAATCGCTTCGACAGTTCGGTGACTGCAGCGTTGTGCTTCTGAATCTCGGCACGTTCCTCGGGACTTGACGTCGGCTTTATCTCCCGGAAGTTTGCCCAAGGAATGTCCTTGATGATCTGATTGGTGTGCTCCTGAATGATCTTGTTCTGCTCGTAGAACTGCTCGACCTTCTGAGTCTCACGCTGACGCAAGAACTCCTCTCGCTTCTCGGCAGTATCTCCAATCTCCTTTTGGCGTCCCTCCTTGAGGTCGATGACATCCACAAGAGACTTCTTGAGCCTTTCGGAATCGGTAAGGTCTAGTTTGTCTAGTGCTTGGGTCTTCCACCACTGCTGACTGATCTTGTCCGGGCCTCCTGCCTTCTCAATAGAACTGATGACGTCGTCAGACGCGCCGTTCTTCTTGAGTATATTGTAAATGTTCTCCTTGGCGGATTGGATGGGCAAGTCGTACTTGCTCTTGAAGTCAGGGTCATTTTCAGTATCAAATATAGCGCGGAACTTCTTTAGCTCCTCGTAATCGGGAGGTGTCTGCGTGGGAGTTTGTTCGACCTGAGACAACTTCTGACGAAGCTCCTCTGCCTCCAGTGCCTGTTTCTTGTACTGAGTAGCCGTCTCCTGCAACTTTTTCCAGTTGCTCTGGTTAGCCTCGGACAGATTCCTTGGCTGCTCAATGGCAGCAATTTCAGGATCAATCTCTGGCTCCGCTGTAACGTCTGGCGTTATAGCTGCAACCTCTGGCTCAGGCTCAGGCGGAAGGTTACGCTCAAACTGACCGGGGTTCCCGGTAATCTCGTCAAAGATAGGATCCGAGGTGTCTCCACCCTTGTCATCCGGTTCACGCGGTGTCTCAGGGATTTGCGGAGGCTCGCCAGCGTAGATCTTCGTTGTGTTCGCCTCAGCCTCATCGAGCATCTTGTCGAGGAAGTCTAAGGTGTTATTGTCAACGCGGTCGGCGTCGAGTGAAGGAGCCCCCATGCGACCACTGGCTGCTGTTGACTCCGGTACTATGTTGTCGTTGTCTTCCATAAATTACATTGCGGTAAAACCGCTGGACGATGCGTCGTCCTGCTTGCGTTCAACAATTGAGAGTTGTTTCAGCGTCTCGATTGCCTTCAAATATCCTTCCTTGAAAGCACCGCTCAGTGCGATGCCGTCAACCGTTGACTTCTCGGTAATCGTAATCACCGGAGCCGTTGAATCCATGTGTGCAAATAAATTTGCCCTATGTTTTAACAGGTAGTCCCTGAATGCCACCGCGTCAGATTGTTCCCAAGACATAATTTATTTTTGTTCTGCGTTTCTAATTCCCCGTTCGATCTCGTTTTCTTTCCTACCTGTCGTAATCACATCACGACCGTAGAAATTGGGTGTTGCTCTGAAACCGGGATTCGGTGCTGGAATTTCATTAGGTTGTGCCCAGACACTCTTGCCCTCAGCGATACGGTGTTTTGCAAAATCAACTGCCTTCGCCCGGATCTCATTCATCAACTTGGGGTTTTGACGATCCTGCTGATCAATAGGAATTGTCTGCAGGTACGTCTGCTCATTCAACGTAGTCGTTGGGATAATCTTGGGGATATCCATCTCCTTCCCGGTCACGTCTTCAGTTCCAAAAGACTGCTCGCCAGTAACTGCGAACCTTGGGTTTGGCGTAAGATCGGGAAGCAATCCCTTGTACCCAAGTGACTTCATTGACCCATCCGCCCGGTAGGACGTTGGGTTGTTGGGATCTAAAGCGATAGGATTAGGATTGGCTCCGCCCATATTATTCTGCAGTTGCTGGTCGTGGAGGTGTAGCTACGTTCTGAACGTGTCCCGCTTGTGAAGGAATATTCATCGACATATCTTCCATCGGTGCTGCCTGTGGCTTGCTTGCCCTAGCATGATGCCCCCCGCCATGATGCGCTGCAGCAGGGACAACCTGTGGCATTGGTACCTTGGCGTGGCCTTGCGTAAGGTGACTGACAGCTTCCTGCAGTCCCTTCTTGAACGGTGCCAGTTGCTGCTTCTTTGCGCCCTTCTGCTCGGCCTGCTGCAAGTGACCTTGGAAGTGCTGCAGTGCTTTTGTGAACGGTGCGACCATCTCGGGAGTCAATCCTCCGGGAGGAGCGTTTTGGATCACTGGGAACAACTTCTGAGCCATCGTCTGAATGTGAACCATGTCGTTATCCCTTGGGGAGATAGGTACTTCCTGACCCGCCAAGATGCTCTGGAGTTCCACAATCTGCTGACGTGTCGCCTCAATTGCCAGTGCCTCGACCTGATCCTTCGGAAGGATGAGTGCGTTAGCCTTAGCCTCACCTACCTTGTACGAGAGATCCATCTTCAGCATCTCGTCTTGATTCACGTTCGGGTTGCCCGAGTACCGCTGAACCACAAGATCAAACAATTGCTGATCGTTAGCCGTCGTATCCGGAAGCAACTCGCTTGCGGGACTATAAGCCATAAGGAGAATATCAGAAGGAGGTACATTCCTTTCCAGCATCTGAAGACACGCATGGATAGCGTCTTCATCCAAGTGCTCGTGAACCTCAAAGGGAACCAAGAACTTAGGAAGATCCATGCCGCTACGGTCAAAGGCATCCACTACCTCGCGACGTGCCCAGATAGCCGAAGGCTCAACACTGCGAACCTGATCCAGCATGCCCTTCAAATCTGCTGCAGCCTTCACGTGCTCAGGGTGACAAATGCCTCGTTGCATCCGCTCAACACCCCTCGTGTACTGCTTGCTCCAGCGCATCAGGATACCCTGACGTAGTTGATTCTCAATCGCTGCGACCCTGTTAACTTCTGAAGCAGTCTGTCTCTGACCCTGCTTCTCTGTCACCGCACCGGGTAGAAACGTGCCAACCTGAATCTCAGCTAGACCACTTACGAACTGATCCAACTTCAGGAAGTCATCCACGTCCGCAGGCATCTGCTGCGGGATCACCTCGTAGCCTTCGGCAACGTAAGCAATAGGATGCATCACCGAAAGAGGTGCCGTATCAGGACGTGCATTTGGCCCGCGCTTCATTAGCAGCAGACCTTTAAGATACGTGTTGTCGATGACCAAGTTACGCGCCTTCTCAATGGCAACGTGTGTGTTGTACAGATCTCGCCCGGCTCCGCGGCTTGACATCAGATTGCCAGCGCCAACCTCGACCGAGAACAAGGCAATTGCCTCGCTCATGTGATTGTAACGATCAAGCTGAGTACAGATCTCGTCGCCCGACTTGTCGTCAAACAAATACCGGGAGATCTTACCATGAGGCTCCCGAACTAAAATCTCCCCGAGCTCGACGTACTTGGCGTCGTTCTCATAGCTTGCTCCGTAGCTACCTTCCCGGATCCAGTCTTCGTACCTACGAGCATCGTCGTCGGCGTCCAATGTCCTGCCAGCAGGGATAGCAGCGTTGATGGAACGAACCAAGTTGTTGATGTGCCACCCAGCCAGTGCCGACATCTCGGGCTTCTCTAAGACAGGCAAGAGTTCGTAAATTTGATACCTACGCTTGCGTCCCACAATAGGTGTTGCGTCTGTGTCCTGCGGCGTTTCGATACTGAAGAACGTGTAATCCTGACGCATGAACTCTGGCTTCCAGTCGCGAAGATCGTCCCACACCCATCCACAGAATCCAAAGCATGTATTCTCGTGAGTCGTTTGAGCTAGAAGATCATCGTGACCTTTCCATCCGCGGATACACTTTGTGATCTCTTCCCGGAATACCTTTGTCTTGTTCTCCGAGTCCGCTGACTCCAAGGGATACTTTGAAAAGGTAAGCGTCGGTGAATTCTCAATCACCTCGCGGAACGGAGGCTGAATCCTTGATACCATCGTCGAGAGGAACCCGGTAGGACGATTGCTCCTCCAATTCTGACCCATCGACTCCAACTTCTTCATGGAGTACGGGGGTTCGTTGTTCAGCTTCTTCTGGATGAGTTGATTCTTGCGATTCCTTTCCACGTTCTGCTGCTTCAACCTGCGGTAAGCACTGTGCGCTTGACGCGCATCCTTGAACGTCCTGCGGACTTGAAGCGTGCGAGGATTGACCGTGTCGTTGGACGAATCGTCGGCACTGACAACGTCGAGATCTAAAATGCGAGGCTTGCTGTGCGGGTCAACAATTCTCGGTGCATGATCCGCGAAGCGATCAGTTACTTTTGGGTCTAGTGGATCGAAGTCGGCCATGTGCTTAGCGTTTTACCCAACAGTGGTCAGGAAGGTTAGAAGTTGAGGACAGTGCGTCCTTCTCGATGAATACCGCGGTACGATTGTCGTGACGAAGCACGTGGCAACCTAAAATTCTTGGTGACGTAACCGTGTCCCGGGCTTGACGAACAGAAGCACACATGCGCTCGGTCGATACCACACAGGAAGAACATCCTCCCTTCCACTGCGCGTTGTTCGGGCAGCGGGCACAGATCCTTGCGCGAGATTCAGCCTCGTCGTCAGACACCAATGCAAACGGTTTGATCGACTGCTGCATGTTCTTAGCCCATGTCTGGATGTCATTCATCAACTGAGACCCAGCAGTAGGGTGATCAACACTCGTGATGCTCACCGTAACCTTGTCCACACCGTGGCAGAAGTGTGGGCTTCGTCCACATAGTTGACTGTTGATGTCACCAGTCACGTCTCCTACCGGGAGACCGTTCTCTGCACGGTACTTTTGCACGACGAGATAGAGATCGTCGAGTGTCGGAGCTTCCAACTTGACGTCACTTTGAAAAAAGTGCCACCCGCCGGGAGGAATCATGCCGTTAATCGGTTTTGCCACAGGGTTCTGAAATAGTTTGTTGTGTAAGACTAAGCAAGTACTATTTTTACTCCGTAAAATCAACGTAATCCAACGTATCCACGATACTTTGCAGCTTTTTTTCCCGAATTCGGCGTTCCGGAGCCTTGTTTTCGACCATTTCAGCCGAAAATCCCGACCTCTGACGCATGAGGTAGACAAGTAATGAGAGAGAATCCAACGCGTCGGGAGATTTACTTCTTGTACGTTTAACAAAGTCCGCCTTCGACTCCACACGAACCAGTCCCTTGCCCTTTTGCTTGTACCTTCTCGACGTTGCCTGCCTGATTAACTCCTCGTGCCTGAACCCCGGGGCGATCTTCAGGTATCCAAACTCAATGTACTTAGCCAGTCCGAACAAAAGTTCAGTCACAACCCCGCTATACAACTCATTAGCCTTCTGCGTGTCGTCTCCAAGCACCCGTGTCTCGGTTGCTGCCCACGAATAGTTCACACCCATGACCTCTTTGCCGAACAAACTACACAAACTGTCGTGGATACCGGATCCGTTACCCGTCCTGTCCACGCACAACCAGTTCGGCCCGATACGCATCTGTTTGCAAAACCTGATAATTGCTGTGGACTGCTCCAGCGTTGCCTTCTTTGGGAACGTGATCTGTGAATCCAACTGCAGCACCGTCTTCGCCTTTGGAAACGACTGGAACTTGCCAGATAGATCGGTAAATCCATCCGACAATCCAAACCTACCGTAGCTGCAGACGACGCTGTCGTTGCCCTCTAGCGCCAAGTCAAATGCTGCCAGCGGCACGACCGGGCCAATGAACCGCACGACCCCGACCGAGTTGTTCATCATCGCTGGCGTCATCACTGCCATTGCCATACCTTCCTCCGGGAACCACCCACGCGCCATCGTGTAGTACTCCGCTGTGTGCCCGCGGTTAGAATAACTCTGGAATCCCTCGAACGTCTGCAGCCCGGCGTACATCACCCGCTTCTCCATGACGTTCTCGCACTTGGACGCGTCGATCCTGAGCACGTGATACCCCTCGCGACTGTCCCACTCGTAGTCGTCCTCGCAGTCCACTGAACCCCATCCGTTCTTTGGCTCGCACCGGACACCGAAATCAGACGTGCGATCCTTCGGGTTCGATGCTGCAAAGATCTTGATGTGCCCGCGGAACATGTCGTCGTCCATCGATGACGCGATGTTGTTGACGCCTTCCCACACTCCGCCCGGGATCTCTTCAGCCTCGTCCAAGATGACGCGGATCCTCGATAGGCGTCCGTACTTGGGGTGCGCCTTGCCGAACCGCGGTGACGGGTGGAATCCGCGCAGCGTGCCCGCGCCCGACTCGCCCCGGGGGATCGCCACAAGGTGAATGCCCTGCTTGCTGTCCTCGTTCGCTTGAATGCTCGTGACCAATGCGTCCCCCTTCGGGAACTCTGGCTTGACTAGCGCGGCCCGGTGAAAGTTCTTGATGTGCGCGTAGATGTTGCGCTCAGCGTGCTCCCGGGTCAGCGAGATCACCTTGATCGCCGTGTAGAACGGATCCCGGAGCCAGTCCAGATAGAACCACGCAGCCGCGTTGAACGACTTGCCCATCGCGCCCGCTCCCTGCACCAGTGTCTTGTCGTACCGGAACAGGCAGCGCCACGTGTCCTGTGCCGACCGGGGACGCCAGTCGTAGACGTCAGCGCCCCACTGGATCGTTGCCGCGGCCTCGAACTGATTCTTGTCGAGTAGGTGCTGGACGAACTGCAATACGATTGCCTTGGCCTTGGGCAGCGTGATGACCGTGTTCTCGGGCTCCTTGGTCGCGTGCTGCAGGATGTACTTGGCCGCGTACAGGATGCCCTTCTCCTCGTCCCGGTCAACCTGCTTACGGATCTCTGTCGCGAGCTTGAGCGCGTGCGAGATGTTACGCGCTGGCGTCGGGGTCTCGCTCATGGGGTATCTCGACCTTGTCGTCGATGCTCAGGACATCCTCGGCGTCCGGGATCAGGACAGCGTCCATGACTCCCTCACCGTCGATCTCCTTGCTGTTGCGGTCGCGCACGGTGAACGTCAGGGACATGTTGGCGTCCTGAGAGATTTTGAGTCGGTCGTCCAGTTCGCCCGCGAGCTTGGCGTCGAGTTGGATGGCTGCGAGTTTATCGTAGACCTCCTCGACACCGTTGGCGCGGTTGATGACCTTGGTCGGCACGATGCCCTCTCCCATCTGCCGCAGGAGCTCGCGCTTCCGGGTGAGAGCCAGCACAGACCGGGACAGCACCTCTTCGCGGATCTCCGCGATGCGGGCGTTGATGTCAGGGCGCTTCGACAGCGTCGAGGCGTACCCGTCGGGGTTCTTAGCCTTCGGGTTGACCTTAGCGTAGGCAGCGGTCGCGCTGTCGCCTTGCTCGGCGATCAGGTGCGCGAACTTCTCGTGGGACGGGTTATTGAGTGCAGGCATGGGTGTGCCGGGAGCGCCCCGGCAGGCGGGTCAGTCTATCAGTTCTGACCGCTAGTCGTGTCCTTGCCAGTCGTGTAATTGCTGTGGCAGATAGGGGCGTTGGGGAAACGTCCGTAGGGATAGATGAATGCACCGTTAGCGTCGAAGTACAACTCGTACCGCTTGCTGTTGTTGTTGTGGTTTAGGAAGACGCCATTAGCCTCGGTGATAGCGTGGCAGACGAAGTTCTCCGGGAGAGGTACAACGGGCTTGCTGGTGGTGACCGTAGCCTGAGTCGTGCCGTGGTTCAGCGTGGACTGGGTGGGATAGGTGTTGCCTGCGATAAAAGACGTGCGTGTTGCCATATGCCGGGATGATGGCGGAATGTGTAAGACGTTGCAAGTAAATTGTCGTTGAATATGCACTGCATACCTGAAACACTGAAGCAGTGAACGCGAGACTCGACTGGTTAAAGAACCCGAAACATGCCGCGCTGCTGCAGGAGTCGAAGGATAAATCGATCCGGTTGTATCAGGAGAGTCAGTTGAAGTACGCAGATAGACGCGAAAAGATTAACCGGAACTACAGGCAGCGTTACCCGGAACGCGTGTCGGAGTTCGCAGCGCGACGACGTGCCCGCCTACGGGGTCAGGCACCCAAACTGAGCCCGGATGACCGCGGGATCATTTCAACGATCAGGGAGACCGCTCAGCGCGTCGAGCGGTGTACTGGGATCCAGTTTGACGTTGACCACGTCATGCCGATTGCATTGGGCGGATTGCACGTCCCCGGCAATATGCGCGTCATGCCTGCGTACTGGAACCGAAAAAAGAACGCCAAACACCCAGAAGAATTTGCACAAATGCTTGATGCGTTGGGAGTTACACTCTAATGACGACTGGACAGGTGCAGCATTATTTATTTTTCTTCATTGTCTGATGTTATGGAATAAGTTGTTGATTTTAAGCGTGTTGACTTTGTAGGACATATCGGGATGTATAATTATTTGCTGTTAGATGGGTTTTTAATCTTGCATTGTAGCAGTGTAATTTGATACACTTAATAAAAAATACTTATATCGGGCAGCAGCGGGATACGAAGACCCTTGGTATAACCTATTGGGAGGTGTGCATGATATGCATGACTTGCATCATTCTTCAGCTATCTACGAAAAGGGGGTGTTTCTATATGGTTTGAAATATCATGCAAGTGATGCAAGTCATGTATCCCCCGGAAACCGCGGATCCCGGCTGCAGTGCGACACTGATACCCTGCGACACTGAAACAGTGCTACAGGGCAACCTCGACGCAGCGATGAGCGCCACAAGAGGTCGGTTAGTCTACAGAGACGAGGATTACGATAGAGACATTGTGAGACAACAGAGACAAAGTGTCTCTATTTCAGAGTAAAGCGGATTCCGGACACAGATCCTTGAACGACAAGGTTGAGCCTCACAGGGTAAAACGCATGGACTTGCATGGACTGCAGGGGATGCAGGGGGAAGACGCTTGACCATCCATGCAGCCGCGAGCCCGCACCAATACAGGCGCTAGGAGCCATCTGCATGGAGTGCATGGAGTATATCTATATATTGTATTTTAATTTTTTTTTTATTTAGAGCTCCGCGCCGTCCACCGCGCACCGCGCTCCGCCCCGCACGTCCCATACCCCTCCATGCACTCCATGCACTCCATGCAGAGACCACTTAACCTTGTAACCCTGAAGCACTTACACACTGCATGGGTGAATTCTGAGCCCGCATGGACTAAAACCCTCCATGCGCTAACAACAAACAATATCAATGTAAAAAGAAAAACTGCTACACTGATTCAGTGCAGCAGTTAAACTTTGACTTAATGTAGACTGGTTACTCGTCTACTTGATCCGGGTCGAACTTTTCGATAAGAAGTTCGATGAGTCGCTGCTTCTCTTGGTAGCAACTCAGCACCCTATCGTGCTTGCTCTTGGATACTTCGAGTTGCTCCTTAGCGAGCGTGAGTTCGTTTGTTAGCTCTTTAAGCCTAGCCCGGTGCTCGATGATTAGCTTGGTGATCTCGGGTGGTATTGTGTCTGACATAGTTATTCGGGTTGATCGAGCCAAGCGGGTTCCGGGCGCGGTTCGATGGGCTTGATGTTCTCCTGCTTGCGGAGCGCCTTGATGTTGTTGACGATCTCCCGGGCGCGTGTGGTGGAGATTCGTACCTGATCGAGACCGTGAGCGTCGGCGATCTTGAGGTTGGATCCGAGTGCTGCCTCGATTTCGAGAGCAATCTCCCGGTATTGTGCGAGGCGGGTGATGCGCTGGCTTTCGACTTTGTTTTCGGCGAGCGTCTCTTTGGCGATGAGTTCGTAGAGTGTCATGGTGGTTACTTTTTTAGTGGTGGTGGTTCTAGGTTGTCCTCTGGGTTGAGTACCTGTGGGTACTCGTCATTCCAGTGAAAAGTGGTGACGCCCCAAGCGTTGGACTCGAAGTGCGCGGCGTGGTGGACGACTGCCTCGTGCTGCCCGAGTATCAGGCAGGCGAGGATGAGGAATACGATGCAGCCGAGAGTCCCGGCTACGAAGAACGCGAGGTTCAGTGACTTGTCTTTCATGGGTGTTGTATGTGTTTGGTTTGGTTTGGTTATTTAGAAACGCAGGTTGGATTCCAAAATTCAGCATTCTGTTTTACAAAATGGCTTCTTGCTATGCGCTTTCCAAAACGCAAAGCCATCCATTTTTCCAATTCATATGGAGTGTCTTCGTAGTGGGTAATCGTTTCTCCGTTCCATCCGGATCCGATTTCGTATTCGCAACGAAACAAGTCTCCGATTCTATCAACGGAAATACTCAATTCAGATGCGTGTGGCAGTTTTGTGTTCATGTGTGTTTGTTGGTTGGTTGTAGTTGACTGTCGAGATGATTGATAACCTAAGCGGAGTTGGTTGTCTACAATTATTTTAAGCCGAAAGAAACGAAGGGTGACTTGAATGCCCACTCGGTCTTGGAATAGGTCTGACGAGAACGGATCCAGCGGGAACCGTACCACTCTTTGTTGACCCGGGACTGGCGCCACACGTAGGTCTGGATGAACCGGGAGAGGTGCGCCTTGAGTTGGTCGGAGGACTTGTTGAACCACCAGCGACGTGCCTCCGGGGAAAGGTTGCGCTCAGCCTCGAAGAATTCGGCGCGGAGTTGTTGCGTGGTCTCAGCGAGTCTGTCCTCGTGGTACGCGGTTTGGAGTGAGTGTTGGAGGCTCAGGAGGTGCTTGAGTTCCGCGACGTAAGTGTAGGTCTTGTTCATTTTAATGTGTTGGTTGGTGTTTGGTGTGTTTGGTGTTGGTTGTTACTGTCTGGAATCAATGTACCCAAGTTGCTTGGGTTTGTAAACAATTATTTTCAATTATTTTTATGCCCCGCGGAACCGCATAAATACTGGCTGCAACCCTGATGCACTGACGCAGTGATTCTTTGTAAGACTACAGCACAACTCCCCATATAGGTAATCAAGTACTAAAACGATTACAATTAGTAGTTGGGTGATCCCAATCGGGTATAATTCGGTGATAATTTTGATTTATAACTCATGAATCATACCCAATCAGGTATAATTTTGATTTATAACTCATGAATCATACCCAATCAGGTATAATGCAGTGAGTAATCAGGTGTCTACGATCATGAACATTTTACAGATGTCTACGATCTGCTACACAATTTGGATATATGTAGCGTGCTCACTACAATGCTTCTTTGTAGCGTGCTCACTACGCTTGTCTGCTATATCGGTATTGCTGACTTATTCTTATTGAATCCAAACCACTAAATACTATTGAATGTGTACTACCAATTGGTAATAAATCGTTTATATTACTTTTGAATAATAAATTTTGTCAGAAATAGTGTATGCTTTTTCCGTGATAGCTGTTAAAAATATGTAGCGGTTTTTTTAACAGATTACTCTGTTAGTTGCCGTATTCCCTCAACCCTGCTTGGCAGAGTTCTTCATGGGCTTTGGCTAATTGGGTTTCTAAGTCGTAGAGCCACTTGGGATCCACAAAGACCTTTCCTTGTTTTAGTTCGGCGTTCTCCTCACGGAGCATTGCGACCTCTTTGGTTGCTTTGCAGAGAGCATTGTACAGTTCTACCGAGTCAGATTGCGTGGTTAGCATGGATTGATTCTTACGAATGGTTTCTTCCCCTCGCAGGATTTGGTTAATCTTGTCTTGGATTCCGTACATATCAGTTGATGTCTTCTGGTTTCACTTCTCGCTTTATAGCGTTGAGCAAATCGCAATGACGCTGACATACATCTCCATCGTCGAAAGACGCTTCCATAGGCCAATCAGCAGTTGTTCCAAGGTTCTCATCCATAAAGTCGATATATTCTCGCATGACTTTACGGAGCCTTGCGACCTCTTTGGTTTTCTCGCTGAGTTCGCGTTCTAGCTGGCGGGAGGTCTCTACTGGCACTACAAAGGCTTTTAAGCCCATGGCCTCGCAAGCCTCATCCGTCCTAGGCGTTGGTGTGGTGTCGGTGGTTGATGTATTCATTTGTATTGAAGCTGACTCAAAAGGTGATTTGGGAAATCAGGGTAAAATCCGAACCGCAATGATTTTTTTTCAAGATGAGGATAAATCTTTCCGTAAATTTGAAGCAAGTCTGCGGCAATGAATTCTTCAACACGACCACCAGAAATGTAATATCGGCGTCCTGACATGAAGTTGTCATAGCATCCTTGTAACAGATGAACAAATTCTGGACTTGCAACTTCGTTTTTGCTGTCGGTGGTTGATGTATTCATGAAGCTCAATAAAAAACCCAAGCTGATTCAATGACAAGAAAAAAAGGTCGGAGGAGGTTCAGGTCGCTAGTCGTTCGGTTTCCGCCTAACTAGTAAACTAGGATTGCTCCCCTACACAGACCCCCTCAATGCCTCCTCCGATTATAAGCGTCCAACCGAGTCTTTTCAGACTCAATCAGAGCAGTGGTTCACCGAAGATCCCCACGAGATTACAAATCCTATGCACTTATGAATATCTGTCAATTATTTGTAAACTCCCTAAACTTCCTATAATTGGCTACCCGGCATGGACTCGAACCATGAATGAGGCTTCCAAAGAGCCTAGTGTTACCAATTACACCACCGGGTATTAGCTTAAAACGGCTCTTCGATCTGCTCGTCGTGGGAAAGGCGGGCCTTGCCAAAGTAGAATTTGTAGACGTTCTTCCCGACGCGGTTGAGGCGCTTACCAATTAGCTCGGGCACCATCTTCTGTTCGAGTAGCTTTCTAAGCATGATGCCGATGCTGCGGGCACCGAACTTCTTGAGTGATTCACCGACTCCCTCAACGACCGCGAGTTGATTGAGTAACTCGGTCGCCATGATCTCGATCTCCTCGATGCCCTCGGCACGTTTGGCGTTGACCCATCGGTCGAGGATCTCGCTGAAAATATACTCCTGACTCTCGACCTGCGCCTGATGCACGAGGTCTTGGTGATGGAACGACCGGACTCCGAACCGCTTGTAGATTGGATCCTCGATCTTGTCCTCTAGCTTTACGTCGAGCACCCACCGAAGGAAGTACGGAAGCTCGCGCTTGATGCGCTCCTCGTTCTGGTAGTTGCTGCCGTAGAAGTGTGGCCTGAATCCCTGCGACAGCTTGAACAGCATGACCTTGTCCCGGATGGTGCCGTCGAGCGTGGGGAGAATTTTAAGCGACTCGCTGTCGATGTTGCAGGTGACCACGACGCGCCCGAGGAACGGTAGCTCGATGGAGTCCCGGAACTTGGGCTGGTAAAGCTGCGAGGGGTTTGCAGCCATCTGCTTGAGGCTTTTGGTGAAGAGTTGCCGGGTGCCGTGATCCCCCTCGGTAGCCGCATCGTCGCAGCGCCACAGGGCGCACTCGGCTCCCTGCTTGTTAAATGACGTCTGCTTGAGCAGGAGAGGCTCCGCGTCCACTGAGCCGCCGACGGCTTCGCCGATGACCCACTTGTTCAGGAACGACTTGCCCGTGTGCGCTTCGCCCGCGATGATCACGACCTGCCCCGGTAGAGGCTTGCAGTCGAGGCAGGATCCGTAGAAGCGCCTGAACCACGAGATGAAGTACTGCCACGCCGGGACACCGTCCTGATGACTGTCGAACGCGTTCATCACGAACTCGTGCAGCCACGGGAACTTGGTCATGTCTAGCGTGTCCGCGGGTTTCATGGCACGCTTGTTGGAGATGTTCAGGTAGCGCTCGCCCCCCCACTCCACGACCTCGTCCGGTGAGAAGAGCACAGGCACTGCTGCAGTGACGCGTCTTGCCGTGTGGAGGTGCATCAGCACGCGCTCGACCTCTGAGATACGTGATCCCCGGGATGGACGGTCGTCGCAGCCTGTGCCCTTGATGTGTAGCTTGGCGTCCTCCTTACCGAGGTAGACGTACGAGTGACCGTTGTGCTTCGTCCAGTAGTGCTTGCCGTCGAACCAGAAGAGGGACGCGGCCTTGCCTGTCTGTTCCGCCTCGAACCGCTCGACGAACTTAGCGCCAAGTATCGACTTCCACGTCTTGAAGTTGGTGCCAGCGCGGTCGCTGAAGCAGACCATGCCGTTCTCGGTGACGATAGCGCCCTCGCGCTGAATGCCGTCGTCGAGCCAGAATAAAGGCTGCTTGTTACCGATCTCGAATGGGCGCGTGAGTCGGTCGGGAAACTGTGCCTGAATCTCTGCAGCGACTACGTCGAGCGGGATGATCGGGGCGTCGCTAGGTGCTACTTTGGAACGCTCGCCAGCGACCATCATGCAGGCTTCCAGTAAAGTCTCCGGGAGGGGAGGGATTGTGTTCTCGCCTAATCGTAGCATGTCCCAAGCGTTGCCGAACTCGAAGTACTGAGATGGCTCGAACGACTTCTTGTCGAATCCGGGAAGTGCGTCGGAGATCCGCACTCGCTTGTTGAGCTCGCGGATGAATTCCTCGGCGACGTCTGGGTTGAGTACGTTGACTGGCTTCTCGAACATCCAGATAAGCCGCACCTTGCCGGGAGTGAATGTGGCGATGACATATGTCGGCAGGTACGCGGTTGACTTGGCGAGGTCATCGATGCGATCCATCGCGGTGTCCGCGTCGTAGTCCGCGACGACACCGTGCATCCACTTTGCCGGGTTATCCTTGGTGATGCGCTGCGCCGGGGTGACTCCCTCGAATGCGGAGATGAATATGCCGCGGGTGTCCGCTAGCCCGCACCACGCCATGTACTCGTCCTTGGTCTTAGGCGGACGGTCGAGCATGAGTCGCGGGTTGTCTGTCTCGTAAAGCAAGGTGTCTGTGGTCTCGGTGACCTCGTGACTGACGACGTTTTGTAGGGTGAACAGTTTCATTCGTAGGGGTTGTGTTTGTAGTGGTGGTTGGGTTAATAGGGCAAGATTATTTGTCTGACAGGCGTCGCTTCTGCTTCCGGGCACGCTTTACGACCTTTCGGACTTTCTTGTAGATCATCCAAAAGAAGACACCGAATCCTATGGCTAGAAGTGAGACGGTAACGTGTCCCAGCATAGGCATGTCGTTGTAGTTCATACGTCGTCGTCGTTGTTCCAGTCGTCTTCGTCCGGTTCGGGTTCTTTGTACGGTTTCATAATTAAAGTAATGGGAACCAACGATAGTCCATGATCCAACTTTCTAATGCATTGCCACTGCCATCTAATCCGCGGTTCAAATATCTATGTAACTTAGCGTTTCCATCTTTTATGCACTTCAATATCTCACTGATTGACGCGAGTCTTATCTGTGACTCGGTCATGTCTTTGAATTTGATATCGAGTACAACTAGGAAAAAGGAATACGGTGTGTATCTTTTTACGTCTTTATCATTAAGCGTGAATGCGTAATCAGGATCGAATCCATATTGGTTAGACGTAAAAAACTTTGTCCGGATTGTTTTAATGTCGGAAGGAACAATTGTAAAAATATCGTGCGCGTATTTGTTAGACGATTTTTCTGGGTTCTTAAAAAAAACAAGATCAGAACTTAAATGACTCGACAAAAAAACCTCTTCCTGTTGTTCACCGTATTTGCACCAAGCATCTTTATTTTGTCTATCTATGTAAGTGTCCATATTTATTTCTTGTAGCACTGCGACAGTGATCCCTCGGCACCTAGAGGCAGTCCCTCTGCCCACTCAGGAGGTGTTGACATGATGTGTGTGATGGCTTCGAGCGCGAGGTCAGCGGTGCCGTCGTCAATTGTCTGGCAGACGACTTCGTCGTGCACGCGCATGATGATCGGGCAGTACAGAGTCTCGTTGAGCTTTGCAATGCGGAGGCAGCAGTCCATGAAAACATCGCGTGCAACCGCTTGTACGAGGTTCTCACAAATTACGCCCCCCCAAAATCCGAGACGCATCATCTGACCCTGTCGGGGGATCATCGCGGTGAGTCCACCGTGATCCACTGACACCTTGCGGTACGTGAGCGTGCGACCGGATGGCAGCGGGAAGTGAGCGTCGGTGTCGTTTGGATCCTGCGCCGTGCTGCGGAGGTTATCTTCGAGGTCGCGCCACAGCTTGGTAATCAATGGATTCTTACTGCGGTACATCTTGACTAGTCGCTCGGCTTCCGCAGGCTCGACGTCCGAGACACTGGCGAACTTCTTAGCGCCCATGCCGTAGCCTAGTCCTAGTGCTAGTTGCTTGATCTGATGCCGTAGCGCCTTGTCTGTGTCCTTGAGTGCTCCATCCTTGCTGTAGAGTCCCCACGCACGCGCCTGAGCCTCGTACAGGTCAGGGATCTCCCGGATGTACTGGAGCATCTTAGTGTCCCCGGCTAGCCAGTGCAGGACACGAGGCTCGATCTGTGCAAGATCGCAAATGACAAAGGTTTTACCCTTCGGTGCGCGTATCATGCTGCGGACGTCAACGCCGAGGATCTCTCCCTTGGGGAGATTCTGCAGGTTAATTCCAGCGTCGCCCGAGTCGCGCCCGGTATGAGCGCCAAAGTATTTTAATGAGTAGGGCATGGTGCCGTCCTCCCGTAGACGGGATCGCATCGCCTGCAGCGTCGCCACGTGCTTGTTAGCGCGTCTGTAGCTTCGTACTGCTTTGATCCACGCATGTTGCAGGTGGAACTCGTCCTCCCACTTCTCTGCTTCGGGATCGTCCTTGGCAAACGAGTTAGGTGCCCAGATCCCTACCTTCTTGCATTCGTCTCGAATTGCTCCCGGGGATAGGATCGCTTCGCGGTCTGCCCACGGGATGTTGATCTTTGCTTCCCAGATCTCGGTCTGGAGTGTGGTGATGGCGCGGTCGATGCCCTCCTTGTCAAGCGGCACTCCTTCCGAACACATAGACCGTGTGAGGTATGATATGTCGCGCTCGAACTTGCTGAACTTGTCCCCGTGCTCCTGATACAATCTCAGGCAGTAGCGGGAGTCATCGATGGCGTACTTGATCACGTCCTGCTGGAAGAAAATATCCATGTCCCCCCATCTCTTGCCCTTCATGTTGTCGCGTACCGTCTTCGACAACTCTACCCCTAGCATCTGCTGGCACGCCTCCTTAAGGCTGCGCGGGTATCCAAGTGCTGCAGCCATGTCCGCGGTGCATACCCACTCCTTGATAACTATGTCCTCGGGCGCGTGACCTAGTTCCTGCATGCGCTCGACGACCATGCTATCAAAGGCTGCGTTGTGTGAAAGCCACGTGACGTCTTCACCGACTATCTGCGACCAATCAAAATCTTTGGGGTGTCCCGCCCATTCGAGTCCGGTGTCAGTGACAACGGAGAGTAGGTACAGATCCGCCTGCGGGTGGCGGAGGTACTGATAGATTCCCTGTACCTTGAGGGAAACTTCGTCCGAGTAGAATGTCTCGGTATCTAAAGCGACGATCATTTAGTTTGTAGTAGTAGAGAAGCCCGCCGCGTGATCACTACGCGTCAGCAAACAGCACCCACGCGGTTCGGAGATCTCCTCCGACTCCTACGCACGGCGAGCTTCAGATTACTTAGAGTCCAGCGATAGCTTGGAAAAACTCTGGATTCTTGTGCTTGCCAGCGAACTGAGCAACGGGGACATACCACGAGTTTTGAGCCGTCTTGCGGATCTCACTGTGGAGGTTGTAGTACCCGGTGAACAGACCACCGCGCAGGAGACCGACTGAGTCGGTGATCAGGCGCTTAGCGAGCGACGTGTAGGCGGAGCTTCCGACCGTGTACATCGCGAGCGCGTAGCTGTGGTTCCCGTCGTTGTACGGGAAGTACTGCATGTTCTCATCGCTGAGGTCATCGGGAGCCGCAACTGCGAGTAGGATGTCTGCCATCTCGACGCAATACTTCTCGTCGCCGTACTGCAGCGATCCGCCGAAGGCGCGTACCTCGTCCATCGTGTTGAACTTCGGAGGCATGTCCTGAGACGTACCAAACTCAACCTTGAGTTGGTAATACTTCTTGAGGCGCAGCGGGGTGACGACGAACGACTCGCCAGTCTTTGCCAGTGGGATCTGCTTCTCGAAGAGGAAGACTCCGGGAGAAAAGTCGTTGCTGAGGTTACCGGACTTCTGCACCAAGTTGATGCGAGGAACCCGGATGTCGGAGGCACTGATGTCACCGTCGATGCCGACCCCTGTAGCAGGAGCTACGGAAAGCGTGTTGCAGGACGATTCAGCGAGTGTGGTGTCCGCCTCGCAGACCTCTGCGGTACGGTTGATCTCGGCAACGGGTGCCGTGGTGGTGCGTGTGCCCTTGGGGGCGAGTGTTAATGTAGCCATAGGACTAGTTTTTTGGTGTTTGGTGTTTTGGTGTTTACTTACGGATGGGCTTCAAGAAATGGATTACTCCCTCTTCTTTCAACGCACCTTTGTCGCGGAGTCTGTCTTCCAGTTGCTGTCGGACGTTGCCCTTCTGCCCCCGGTCGGCTTTCTCTGCGACTATCTTTTCCAGCGTGGGTACACTCACTCGAGTGCACGCGCTGAGAAATTCTTCAAAGGTCATCATGTCGCTGACTGCGGCGAAGCCGAGTAGCGGCGACTCGACGGTACGTGATGTCTTGCGTTCCTGAATCCTGAAGTCTGGTAGTTCAAGACCTTCCTCCAGCGACTGGCGGAGCATCTCCTTCTTCGTAGACTCTGCCCACTCCGCAAGCATATTTGCGAGCTTCAGGATCTTGTTCTTGTCCTCCGCGGATCCCTGTGTCGAGACGTCTTCAGGAACCTCGTACCCGGCTTTCTTAGCCACGAGGAGTGCCTTGCCTGCTAGCGCCCGGCAGGAGCCTTGACGCGCACAGTAGTCGCACACTCCCTCGGTAGGATTGAAGTACTGAGGATCCTGAAATACTGCCGTGCGTGCTTCTTTAGCGCGGGCAATTACTGTTCCCACTCGAAGCCCGAGTCGCGCAAGGTCTCCGCGGGTAAATTCGGCCACAGAGACTTCGTGTCTTCTTGGGAGAACAAAATAAAAGTCGATCCTTTCCACGTTAGGGAACATGCTAAATACGCCGATGGAGTAGGCGATAGCTTGTAAATTGACTTCAGCGTCTTCGACGGCACC